ACCACCACCGCCCATTGGTTCGTAGTTTTCAATACTTTCCATATTCTCATGGTCAAAGTCTTTAGGATTGTACGTGTCTGTATCAAAACAGAATACATGGACCTTGTAACCATCAAACGAATCCATCATGCCACCAATCTCACCTAAGAATTGTTGTGCTTGTGTGTTACTGATAGAACCTGACATGTCAATAGCAATAGTAACATCAATCTCTTCACCGGGCGTCATGCCGGGCATAATAGCATCCATGTGCCAGCTACGACGGCTAGGACGAGTCCAAGAATAATCGTTACGAATTGCACTAGTTAAATTGACTTGCAATAGTTCACGCCAGGGCATGATTGGGTTTGTAGCTTGTCTAACAAGACGTTCAACACCTTTAGGTAGTGTACCTGCTTCTGCACTTTGTGCGGCAGAAATAATTGCTTGTTTAACTTCTTGTCTAATACGTTCACGTTCTTCAGGACTCATTGAAGGACGTTTGCCTTTAGCTTTACCTTCTTGATCTCCGTCACCGTCGCTTTCACCGTCATCACCATCCATGTGATCGTCAATCATTTGGTCAATCAATGAATTAATGTCAATCTTCTGAACATTCTTCATCAAGTCATCATAGATTTCTTCTGCAGGCTTACCGTCATACTTCTGCTCATACAAGCAAGGTACTGTAGTAATGAATTGACCCACTTTGTGCCGTTTCAAATCTGCATTGACTGCATAGTCATCAGCAATGTTCCAGATCTGTGGATCACGTGATCCTCTACGATCCATATGGTCATACACAACGTGTAGCACTTCATGTCCAAACAAAAATTCTACCTCTTTAGTTTTCAACATCATAATGAAACGACTGTTATAGTAGAATGTGCTGCCATCAGTTGCCGCTGTACTACACCACAAATCGGCGTTAACTAACTTCATGCGAGTAGCAAGATTGCCAAAGAATGAATGACGTAGTAGCAAACCCACTCGGGCTGTTACAAGACGTTCACGTGCTTGTGCATCAATTTTCGTATCCAATGGACCGATAAGATTATCAAATTTTGAGCTACGTTTTTTCTTTGTAGGGCTGATTACGTCTGACATTTATATACTCCTTTAGAATATGTATATTATAGCACTGGTTGGATTTATTGTCAAACTCAAAGTGACAATCCACGATATCCTTTGTCAAAGTAAATCCTAGCAAAATCCGGTGCACCTTTAAGGTACTTTTCCTCTGCTTGAACTCTACTTAAACCTTTTGCTCGGGCACTTTCCCCTTTTGCGTAAAAATAAACTTTTGCTTTCATTTTATTTCCTTAGATTAAAAAAGGGTGACCAGCACCCTTTTGTTTAGTTGCCTGCTTCAACAATGTATTTGCCGTACTTCTTGTGGAAATCATCAAAGTTTTTCAACTGACTTGGTTCGATTGGCAGACTATATGTTTTCAATGCAATCTTAGCACCCATAACAACCAATTCTGTCTCAAAGTTACTCATCATGTAATTAAAGAAGTTATCTGCCATAATGTGAAACTCTTTGTTGGACACTTTCTTGTTATCAATAGCATCCTTCAATTCGTAGCACATAGCAATAGTCAACGAATACATTGCAGAGATTTCTTTAACAGTCAAATCTTTGATCTTACCTGACAAGATATCGCTTGGCTCAGGCATTTTACCTGCAATTCGACGGTGTGCCGCAAACTTAACTGCAAGACCCTCACCTACTGCACCTGATACTAGGTTAAACTGAGTATCACTATCCATGTTATCTTCATCGTTCAACAAGTCACTAACGAAACACCATGAACGGGGTGTAGCAAATGCACGACTGCTAGACTTTGAATCAAAGTCATATAAATCTTGTTTAGCAAACGATAAGTAACCTACAACGTCTTTGTGAATGCCTTTGTTCACAGCCCATTGTTGCCATGATGTAAAGTCAGGGCGCATTTCCAAGTGAATGAAACGATTAGCGAGGGGCATCGGCATACGATATGTAACACCTTTGTCAGAGTCACGATTACCTGCCGCTACGATAACAACGTTATCGGGCAAGAAATACTTACCTACTCGGCGGTTCAGAATCAACTGATATCCTGCTGCCTGTACAGAAGGAGGAGCCGAATTCATTTCATCTAAGAACAATACAACAATTGGGTATTTGCTAGCAAATTCCTCGTCAGGCAAATCAACTGGGGGAGCCCAGTCCATCTTACCGTTATCTTTATTAAAATACGGGATACCACGAATATCAGTTGGTTCCATTTGTGCCATACGCAAGTCAATGATAGCACCACCTAATTCATGTGCAATTTCTGCAACAACTTCTGATTTACCGATTCCGGGCGGACCCCACAAGAAAACGGGACGTTTAGTTTTAAACGCTTGCAAAATTGCTTTGCGTGATTGTACACTAGTAATAGTGAGACTGTCTGATACTGATGCCATTTGTTGCTCCTATAAAAATGACTGATTTACTAACGAAACTCTATTGTATATGATGTTGGATTTATTGTCAAATAATGTTGTGTTGTATTTACACAACATTATTCAAAAGCACGACGGAGAATCAACTCCTGACGAGAAAAAGCATCAATTTCCCACGGCATATCTAAATATGCTGTTTTTTTACCGTACTTTTTACCTGCCCAAATATTGCAGGATTTGTGTTGTTTTAGAATACCTTTGGCTAACTGACGTACATGAACCATCTCATGTGCTAGTGTTATACCGATTTCTTTCAGATTGCGGTGTGGTTTAATGACAACCATGTAGCAACCTGTCAGTTTTGATAAGTCAACTGTAATACCCTTGTCTTCACCGCATTCGTCCGCTACTCGGATTACAACGGCCTTGCGGCTGTTTTCAAGCCCTAATTGCTTAAACATTGAGGGCAAGATAGCTTCAATGAACTTACGATTCCTTACAGAACCTTCTACTTTGTACTCCATTTAACACCCTCTATTACAATTTTAATAGATGTATTGTAGCACAAGGTCCATTTAATGTCAAATTAAAAAGCTAAATACTAAGTATTAAGGAATAATAAATGAGTTGGCCAGCAAACCCCACAAACGGACAGCAAGTAACAATCAATGGTGTAATATACGAATACGACAGTACTCCGGGAGTATGGAATCGTGTTGGATCCGGAGCCAGTAGTGTTGCAGTTGATTCATTTACTACAGCAAATTTATCTGTAACTAATCAAGTACATCTAGGCAATGTTGGTGATGTAATTATTACAGGGGGTGGGGCAAACTACTCACTTACTACTGACGGTAACGGAAATCTATCATGGACAGCTATTGGAGGGGCAGTAGTTCCCGGTGGCATTAACACACAAGTACAATTTAACAATGCAGGATATTTTGAAGGTAGTGCAAATTTAACATTTAACACTGCTACGGATACGCTTATTGCTACTAATTTTTCAGGTAATGGTGCTGGATTAACTAATATTTCGGGTGGCAATGTTGCAGGTAGTGTTGCCAATGCAAACTATGCAACTAACGCTAATTATTCTAACTTTGCAGGTGATTCACTAACTGCAAATTACGCAAGTTTTTCAAATACAGCTAACAAAGCAGGTACTGTAACAACTGCCGCACAACCTAACATCACTAGCTTAGGTACGATCTCTAACTTAGTAGTAAGCGGTAATATCAATGCCGGTAACATTAATGCATCTACATTTGGACCATACAACGGTTTAATCGGTGCAACAACACCAAACTTAGCTACATTTACTAATGTTACAATGTTAGGTAATGCTAACGTTACCGGTAACGTTAGTGCAGGAAATCTAAACATAAGCAATGTTATTATTGCAAACAGACTTACGGGTACATTAACTACGCCTAGTCAACCTAATATCACTAGTTTAGGAACACTAAGTTCACTTAGCATTAATGGTCAAATAACAGGTCACCTAATACCATCTGAGGATCAGGCATTTGATATCGGTACACCCAATGCACGTTGGAGAACTTTATATATTTCTGCAAACACTATTGACTTAGGTGGTACTACACTTAGCAGTAGTAACGGAAATATTACAACAAATGGTAACTTAACAGGTGATAATGTATCCATTGTTGGTCAATTTATCAGCACACTTGCTACCGGCACAGCACCTATTGTTGTTTATAGTAACACGCTAGTAGCTAATTTAAATGCATCATTGTTAAATGGTTTATCAGCTACTCCTAGCAACGTTGCTAGTACAATAGTATCACGTGATACTAACAGAAACTTTAGCGCAAACATTGTTCAAGCTAGACTATATGGACAATCTAATACTGCAGGTACTGTAATTACTAATGCTCAACCTAATATTACTAGTATAGGTACATTAACAAGTCTAAACTTATCCGGTAGTATATCAGGAAATGCTAATGCAAACTTTGCAGGTAATGTATCTGCAAACTTTTATAGAGGTAATGGTTCATTACTAACTGGTATACCCGGCAATGCATTAGTAGGTACTTTATCTACTGATGTATTAGCAAATACTAATGTATATTTAGGTACCACTGCAGTTTCGTTAGGTAGGGCATCAGGATCTCTATCATTATCTGGTGTGAGCATCGATGGATCTGCCGGTTCTACCGATACTGCAGGTACTGTTACTTCTAACGCTCAACCCAATATTACTTCAGTAGGATCATTAACTGGATTAACAATTAATGGTAACTTGATTGTGACCGGTAGTACACAATATGCTAATGTAACTACATTTAACATCAAAGATCCTATCATTGAGATGGGTGGAAATCCTAATGGTACGCCATTAAGCGGTGATGACGGCAAAGATAGAGGATCATTATTACATTACTTTAAAGACTCAGCAGTTGATGCATTCATGGGTTGGGATAATAGCAATAGTGAATTTGCATTCGGTAGTAACGTTAGTGTAACTAGTGATGTAGTGACTTTTGTATCTTATGGTAATGTTCGTGCTAACTATTTCTTAGGTAACATAATAGGTAATTCTACGTCTGCACTAACGGCTGGTACTGTTACAATTAACGCACAACCCAATATTACAAGTGTCGGAACACTAACCAGTTTAAATATAGCTAACGGGACAGTTACTAATAGTGCTCCTTTAACGTTTACACAAACATGGAATAATGCTAGCGCAGTATTCACTGGTATTAAAGAAAATATTGTTGATACTAACAGTGCAGGAGAATCATTATTACTAGATTTGCAAGTAGGTGGCACAAGCAAGTTTAAAGTTGACAAAACAGGTATAGTAACTGCTAATCAGTATATTGGTAACGGTAGTCAGTTAACCAATATTCCTGCAGCCAACTTAGTTGGTTATGTGCCAAATGCAAATTATGCCCAGTATACCGGTGGAGCCGATACAGTAAGTAATGCATATCAACCTAACATCACCCGTGTAGGGAATTTAACTACATTGACAGTGAATACAGGTGAGATAACGGGAAGCAACCCGGTACGTTTAACACAACATTGGAATAATGCTAATAGACTGTTTACATTATTAGAGGCTAATGTTACTGACGACGCTAGTGTAGTAGATAGCAAATTGATTGACATGATAGTAAACACTTCAAGCGTGTTTACTGTAGAAAAGAGTGGTAACGTATCTGCTACTAACTTCATAGGTAATTTGATAGGTAACTTTAGTGGTAATGTTCTTGCCCCGGGTAGTAACAGAGAAATTATTTATAATGATAGTGGAGTGCTTGGTACCAATTCTAATTTTACATTTAACGAGGCTTCAGGAACATTAACAGTTAAGCTAGCTAACATTACCACTGGTCCAGTGACAATTAATACTCCTGTATATTTTACACAAACATGGAATAACTCTGGTGTTACATTTACACATTTAAGAACAAACATAACGGATACCTTTAGTAATATTAATAGTTTATTATTAGACTTACAAGTAAATAACACAACTAAATTCAAAGTTGACAAGTTAGGTGGAGTTACCGGAACATCTTATTCCGGTTCAGGTGCAGGATTGACTAACATTCCTGCAGGTAATATCACTGGATTAATTGCTAATGCAAACTATGCGGCTTATTCGGGAAATACTAATGTAGCTAATACAGCTATTACGGTTACTACTAACGCTCAACCAAATATTACTAGCGTAGGTAACTTAGTTAACCTAAGAGCTAATACAGGTACTATATCATCAAATGCACCGTATACGTTTATACAAACTTGGAGTAATGGTACTGAGGTATTTACAGGTATACGTCAAAATATAGTAGATAGTGCAAGTGATCCAAGCTCATTATTATTAGATTTACAAGTAGACGGCTCATCAACATTCTCAGTAGACAAAACGGGTGTAGTTGTTTCTAACGTATTCATAGGTGAGGGTGGTAATCTATCTAACTTACAAGCAAGCAATTTAGTAGGTGAGATACCTAATGCAAACTTTGCAACATACAGCACGTATTCTAACAGCACCGGTAATGCAAATATTGCTAATACAGTAACAACTAATGCTCAACCAAATATTACATCTGTTGGTAATCTAACAGGATTGTCTATTGCGTCCGGATCATTGACTGCAGATAAACCATTATCAATTGTACAGACTTGGCAGAACGGTGCTGTTACATTCAATACTATCAGTGCTTCTATAACAGATACTACTAGCAGTGTTAATTCTACATTGATTGACATGAAGGTAGGTGGTACTTCTAAATTCAAAGTAACTAAATCAGGTAACGTAACTGGTACGTACTTCTTAGGTGACGGTAGTCTACTATCTAATATCCCTACAGGTGCATTTTCAAATTATGCAAACTATGCAGGCAACATAACTGTAAACTCTCAACCTAATATTACGTCTGTAGGTAATTTAACTTCATTAACAGTTGCCGGTGACGCAAACATTACAGGTAATCTTACAACTCTAAATGCTAATTTAGGTAATGTGGTCAGTGCTAACTATTTTGTAGGTAATGGAGCAGGTCTAACTAATATATCAGCCGGTGAACTAACTGGACAAGTACCTAACGCTTCAATTTCAGGTACAGTATATACAAATGCACAACCTAACATTACTAGTGTAGGTACATTAGCTAATGTATTCACTAGTGGTAATGTTTATATCCAGCAAAATGAATTATCTAACAGCAATAAAGTTGCATTTATTAGTGCCGCTGATAATGCAGGTGCTGCTACAATTACATTGGGTTCACCAACATCATTGACTTTAGGACAATACAACGTAGCTAGTAAGTTAAAAACAGGTGATCAATTAATTATTTCAGGCGCAATAGGTGACAGTATATCACTTAACAAAACATATTCTATCACTAATGTAACTGCAAATCCTAGTAGCAACGTGATATTAACTGTTACTCCGGATCTAGTTACTAGTGCAGGCGGCGGTGCTAACGTATCATCTATTTCTGTTATAGCACAACGAAGGGTAATAGAATCTTCAAGTACTACTGTTACTGGATATTTTGATGTTGCAAACGTAGGTACACTAACTGTTGGTAATTTAACAGCAACCACAGTAAGCAATAATGCTCAACCTAATATTACTAGTGTAGGTACACTGACTAGTTTGGGTGTGACTGGAACGGTTACAGCAGGTAATGCTAGTTTAGGTAATAATGTATCAGCTAATTTCTTTACTGGTAACGGTGCGTTCTTAACTAATATATTAGGTAATAGAGTAACCGGTACAGTAGCTAATGCGAATTATGCAACTAGTGCAGGTAGTGCAACAACCGCAACTAGTGCAACAACCGCAACTAGTGCAACAACCGCAACTAGTGCAACAACAGCAGGTACAGTAACAACGGCAGCACAAGGCAACATTACAAGTGTTGGTAACTTAACAAGTCTAGTCGTTACTGGTAATCTTACTGCTGGTAATGCTAGCTTAGGTAATTATGTAGCCGCTAATTTCTTTAGCGGTAATGGTCATTTATTATCTGGTGTTACAGCTATCAATGCAAATACAGTAACAACTAATGCTCAACCTAATATTACAAGCACCGGTAACTTAACTAAGTTAATTGTTGCTTCAGGATCACTTACTGATACTGCACCAATAAGTTTTAGTCAGACATGGAATAATGCTAACATTGGATTTACTGCAGTTGAGCTTAGTATTACTAACACAAAGTCACTTGCTTCCTCATTATTAATTGATGCAAAGGTTGGCGGCACTTCTCAATTTAGTGTCTCATCAGCAGGTAATATTTTAGCAAAAAATGCTAACTTAGGAAATCTTGCAACAGCAAATTATCTAGGTGGTACATTAACTACTGCGGCTCAACCTAACATTACTAGTGTAGGTAATTTGAGTACATTGACCGTAACCGGTAATATAGACGCAGGTAATGTCAATGGATCAATATTTGGACCTGTTCAAGGTATTATTGGTGGATCAACACCTAATATTGCATCATTTACTGACGTGGATCTCAGTGGTAATCTGTTTGCAGGTAATGCTAACTTAGGTAATCATGTGGCTGCTAATTTCTTTAGCGGTAACGGAAGTTTGTTAACCGGTGTTAGTGCAACAACTGCAGTAAGCGCAACAAATGCCGCGGCATTATTACAAAACACATCAACTAGTACTACAGCATATTTAACATTTAGTACTTCAAGCAGTAATGGAAATGCATCGGCAGTTATTAATACAAATATTACTGCTAACTTAAGTAATACTTCTATTACCGCTAAGACTTTTGTCGGAAACTTAACTGGGGCAGCAACATCTGCAGCCACAGTAACAAATGGTGCTCAAACTAGTATTACAAGTGTTGGTACGTTAACTGGTTTAGGTGTGTCTGGTAATTTGGTTGCCAATAATATAGGAGCCAATCTTATAACACTTAAATCATATACTGAAACAGTGTTATCACCTGTTAATACAGGTGCAGCTATTTCTCCTAACGTAGCTAACGGGACAATCTTTAACTTTATTGCAAATGCTAACTTTACATTTAATGGGTTAACCGGTGCTACTACAGGTAGTTCAGCAACAATTATTATTAAACAAGATGCAACGGGAAGTAGAGTAATGACTTCAAATATAAAGTTTGCCGCTAATAGTAAGACGTTGAGTACAGCGGCAGAATCAATAGATATTATTTCAGTATTCTACGACGGTAGTGCATACTATGCTACATTGAGTAAAGGATACGAATAATGTTTGCAGCCAGAGCAGGTTTTTTTACTAATCCAGGTCCGCCAGGTCCGCCAATCCATATCCCAGCTAATGCTGTAGTACCATATTATGATACCATGGCAAATATGACATCAGGTGACTGGACTCGTTATAGTAAGGCAGATGGCTATTATATCTGGTCAGCTCAAGATCAGAGTCAAATAGATATTACTTATAGCTCTGTCAGTGGAGGAATGAGTGCCAATGGTTCCACAAGTTTTGCAGGTTCTCACAGCGGATCAACAGTAACTCAAAATGTTACTAGTAATACAGGAGGTTCTATTGCACCATCTGCGAGTGCGGGCGCCTCTTCACATAATCACTCCTTTTCCGGCGGAAGAACAGATAATACCGATACAATGCTTAATAAACAAAAAATTAATTTATTACGATCCATTAGAGCTACTACTTATTTCCCCACCAATACTTTAGTAACAAAACAAAATGCAGCGGCTAATTCGACACCTTTTGTAGATACAGGATATAACTATTTGCATGGTGCTAATGACAATTTAACTCGTACTACAGGTACTGGTTATAGTTTTACAATACCAGTTAGTTTAAGTTCAGATAGTGGTCACTATCACGCTTCAGCCAGTAGTGCTTATAGACCTATGGGCACTGGATCAGCTATACGTAACTATAATATGGCTTATGCTGGAGCACATAGCCATACTGCTTTTGGAACTTTCTCACAATCAACTATTCGAAGTAAATTAGTTAACTTATGGAAACTAACTTCACCCAGTCTTCCAGAATCTGATATAATTATTATGTATGTTGGCATTTTAACAGCATTACCGACATATTGGAAATTATGTAATGGGTTAAACGGTACACCTAATTTAGGCGGATATATTATTGGGTATAGTGATAATCAATGGGATGTCACTACTGCTAGCAATGCTGTCGGTGCTTTAAGTAGTACAGATGCTCCTTATACTCCCCACTATCACAGTGCCAGTTATCAATTGTACACCACAAATGTAAGTGGCCCGTCAGCATTTCACAGTAATTATGGTTGGAGTCACAGCCATACTTTAAGTGGATCTACCTTCAGCTACTTTCCGCAACGCATCGGCGTTGCATTTATACAATATAAAGGATAAATGATGATTAACAATATGGCTAGCCTAAACTTTTATAACTCTCATTTTTATATAAAGTTTGAAAATAAAGAATATCATTGGGATAATTCAGCAAAATTTATTGCTGATACTAATTATCCCTATGCTGATTCTACCCTCTTACTATCCTACGAACCTGATAGAAATATTTATCATGTAGAGCGTGTTGGTCCAGAGGGGTTTGCGGGTCAAGAATTAGAGGAAATTAATTGGTTTGTTGAAAACAAACAGCGTTTAATCCCTATCTTAGAACAACTGATTCAGGCTGCGGTTCCTGTAATTACTTTAGAAATGAGTAGGGTTCAAAAATTATACGAATTAGACTGGATAGTACAAAGACACCAAGAAGAAACATTACTGAATATTCCTCATAAACTAACAGATGAACAATATATGGCTGTGTTAACATATAAACAACAGCTTAGGGATTTAACTAATACGTATCCAAAAGATACACCAAGTGAAAACGTTACTTGGCCTATTGATCCACTAGCTAATTAATTTAGCAATCAATAGTAATTTTTCTAATCTATCAATTGCTTCATTAATTTTTATTAAACATTCTTCTACTTTGAGGTTGTTGTGCGTTCTACGTGCTTCAACCTCTAGTTTGCTCAAGTCAGTTATCATACCATTAATGTTATTGTACACTTTTTTAAGATCAGGGTTGTAACCGGAACTAGACATAAAATTCATAAGCCTGTCACTCTCTTTTTCCCAATCTAATGATGTAGTGATTGACATTATCTACCCAATGATGTATTGGTTTTAGTCATATCTGCACATGTGAATTCTTGATAACTATCTTTTAGTATATCAGGTAAGGGTATCTCTATGATGTTATCAGTAAATTGTTTAGCGACATCATAAAAACTCATAGGTGTTCCTGTACCTACGTTCCATACACCTGATTCTTTTACATTAAAGAAATCAATATGTGTTTGACATACTTGTTTTACTGGGACAAAGTCTCGTCTATAGTGCTGACTGTTTTCAAATAATTTAACAAATCCGTTTTCTTCTGCTTGTTTTTTAAACTTATAGAAAGGACTAGCTTGATCTCCCTTTTCTTCTTCACCTGAACCATACACATTGAAGTATCTAAAACCCTGTATACGTATATTGCATTCTCTATTAGCAAAACGTTCAAACAAGTACTTTGTCCAAGCATAAGGTGTGCGAGGATCGACTGGACTAGTTTCAACAAACTCTGTACTCAATCCATATATGCTTGCTGAACTACTATACTGAAAGTTTACGTTGTTTGCAATGCACTCATTCAATAGCCAACAGCTAAAATCGTAATTCTGTAACATAATCTTTTCAATGTTGCGTTCAATAGTGCTACTGATAGCGCCCATGTGGACGACCCAATCTAATCCTGCAACTGAAGGTAATGCATCACCCCAGTTATATGTTACAACTTCATGACCGTCTAACATTTTGAGCATGTTAGAGCCAATGAATCCTTTATATCCTGTTAATAATATTTTCATTTGAAATATGTTCCTATGTTAAATGCTTTATCATCAATCCATATATCATATGCAGGCTTACCTGTTTTAGCAGTGGTGTATTTTGCGCCCCAATCGGCTAACTGCATTAATGTAATATCATCCCAATTCTTTCCAGTATTAGCACCACGTGCTGTCCAATAATGTATCTCATTTCCCGCATCATATAACATATTAAAATGTGCTATGCGTGATAGATAAGGCTCCGCGTTTGAATAATCACCGTTGGTTACAGTACATATTGTACCATCTATATCTACTATGTATTTCATTTTTGACTATCTCCGGGCATGACTCTGTAATTATCTTCTACACTATCCGGTGTACTAACTTCAACTATAACACCTTCTTCTATGCATATAATTTGATGTGGGAATAAAGGAAGATTACGCCATGTATCCCCTGTAGTTAACTTTGTTTCATTAATTTCTGCATTAGTAGTATCAATGTGTCTTACGATAAATTCCCCAGTTAACACATACCATGTTTCATCTTTTTCACCATGAAAATGCATACTGAATTTTGCATCTTTATTGAAGGATAGAATTTTACCGCAATACTTATCATTAGTAGCAAAGATAAATTCATGTCCCCAACCTTTTTCTACAAACCCTTCTAATCTCATCTAAGTCCCTCTATTTCTATTTCATTTAGTGTTGGTGCATAAACGCCCAAGTGTTGTACAGTTATACTTGATGCATTGATGGCAAATTCAACTGCTGATTTTATATCTTTAGTAACTAGATATTGATATGTTAATGCTGATAAGAAAGTATCTCCCGCACCAGTAACGTCAACAACTTCTACTTTAGTAGCAGGACATTGTATATCGTGATATATTACACTAGCACCACGTGCACCATTAGTTACGATTAGACCTGAACATTCACTTTTAATCCTACTATATTCTAGGTTGTTAATTTTAACCCATGCACCTTGCATACGTTCTAAATCAGTTAATTTAGTATCAATGAACACGGGGCATTTAGCTACTGCTAATATGTTTTCAATCAATTCATATGATACTAACCCTTTATTGTAGTCACTGATTACAATAGCATCATGCTCAATATTGATATCATCAATCGTCAATGGTTCAGATATTATATCATTATCTACCCGAATGATTTGTTGTTTGCTTCTAGCATCAATCATTCTGGTCTTAACACTTGTGCTACCTGAATATAATGTTACGTCACAATCTAAGTTAACTAAGTTGTTATATACGTTGCCAACCATACCACTGCGTTCTTCTTTGTAAAGAGGAACAAATATAGGTACAGGAGCTTCGGGGCTTAGTCTATCAACTATTCCAAATTGATATACATCTAAACAATTATCCCCGATCAATAATATTTTGAATTTTTTGTGTGGTTGAGTATTCATCTATTCGATCAAAAAATACAAGCTGAGGGCATACTTCGCTACCAATGATACGTTTACCTACATAATCACTGCCTTTAACCATAATATCACATGTACTAACTAATTCAGTTAGTTCTACATCTGTATCAAATACAAATACCTTGTCTACATACTTGGTTGCAAGTAGCATTAATCCTCGTTCTCTTTCAGTATTGATGGGTCTATTTTCACCCTTCAATACTTTTACTCTAGCATCACTATCGATACCGACAATAAGTTCATCACCTAAGCTTTTAGCGTGTTCAAGTAGGCCGATATGACCTAAATGAAGAATGTCAAATGTTCCGTTAACAAATACTGTTGTCATATATCTTCCGGTTTAATTCCATTGCTATGTTTATCGTTAGTTTTATCTACATCCTGATACATACGTTTTTCTTGTGCAGTTAGTTTATCTTTATGTGTTTTGCGAGGGTTACCGCAAAGCATACATCCTGGTTGACCACAATCCATTGCATGATGTTTAGCTAAACGATGTGGTTCTTTTATAGCTTTATCTTTATTAGTAAGACCATGCGCTTTTGCAATCTTAACTTGTTTTTTGACTGCAGTTTCATCACGGAAACGGCGACGAGAATTTATATATTTTGCTAGTTCATTGCTCATAGTATGATTATATATCATTGTGTAGTTAAAGCCAAAATAAAAGGTCACCTTAGTGACCTTTCCGTGAAACAATTAAATTGTTTCATAATCCTCTTTGCCTACTGCTGCCGAAAATGGAAGAAAAAGCGCAGGAAAATTATCTGCTACCGTCACAGGAAGAAAACGCTTATACAGAAAAGACGGTACTTGGACATGGCAATACCCAGAAAAATAGGGACCGAAGTCCCTATGCTATTTTTGGTTACAAGGTATAACTACCTCGCTATTAGGCGTTTGCTGCCAATAGGAATTGTGAATCGTTTGCGATTACTTTTTTGCTTCTACGGCCGAGTTCCCCCAACCCTAACGGCTTCTGCTTTGCCGAGCTGTCCACTAATTTACTTGTTGCCCTGTCGAATCTATATCAGGCCCTTCATAAAGAATCTATGTAATACTATCCAGTAAAAGTAGTTTAGCGGAACTGCTAAACATAACAATACGTGATACCATTCAATATTCATAAACTTCCTTATGGTGGACCTGGGGGGATTCGCACCCCCTTCCAAGACACTTTTCTCTTTGCTTCGTACAGCAATAACTTTACTCACCATCTTCATGGTGACTTTGCCAGTCCATTAGCCAGTATATACATACAGCAATACAGACTCCTATAACTAACAAAACAAAAGTTTTCATACTTTATTTATTAATTTAGTCACTTTTATAGACCAAATACTTGAGCCGGGATATAATTCCGCTTTAATATCAAATAATTCTTCTAATCGTCTAACATTCTCACATACATCAGGGAACTGTGTAGGGTGATAATCATGTCCTGCAATAATACCATTCAATTTCATATAGGGTATGAAGTGACATAAATTGTCCCAATCATTAGGATTGGCATGCCCTGCATCTAAGAAAAACAAATCAATAGGATCAGGAGTATATACTAATATATGCGGACTATCACCCTTTATCATATTGATATTCTTAAACTCTTTGGTATTCTCTATAAAGTCTTGCTCAACATTATACAGTTTATCAGCAATAGGGAAACTGTTTTTAATTGAATCCTCATCTGAACAACCATGCTGTTGTCTCATATCAGTAGGAAAATAGTCAATACAATTGATGGTAACACTGGGATCTGCTGACATTGCAAAGCAAACAGCACTTCTACCAAACATTGATCCTACTTCTACAATATTTCCATTGACAGGAACTTGTTTTGCAATAGTCTCTAAGACTTTTAACTCGGACTCAACCATCCATCCCAATATATCTGTTTTATACGGCATTCTTATTTTCCATAAAGCTGTTTATAATATTCACTCAACCATGCCCAATCATAACTGAGCATTAACTTGTCCATGTTACCATCTACTGATTCATAATACTTTACAGCATCATTAGCACCTTGTATACATGTTTGGGCATAATCGCCCTCTGCAACGTTTAACCAATTACGCAATCTATATTTGCTTGCGGTGTCATTGTTCTTTACTACACTGTCTTTAATCTTTAGTGTCTCACGGAATGCGGTACGCCATGTTTCTAACTCACTAGTATTGAACAGAGCAACACCTGACAGAATATTTAGCGACTGATGCTTACTAGCCAAAGTAAAGTCTAACCCATTTACTTCTGTATTCAATGTAAGTTTCTTGTTGTTAGCAACAATAGCCATATGACCGTACTCTAATTGATTAACTGGGTTCAATGCGTTGAATATATAATGTTTTGGTTCTTGTAATCTATCAGGTTGCCATTGCCAATCAAATTTATCTGACACTTTCAACTTAGCATTAACAAGAAAATACCAATTAGTATCTGATATGTTAGCTGCCGCATGTTGACTAGCTACACGACCAGATACTTTATCAATGCGTTTAACATTGTTGGGCATACCTTTAGTAACATTCAACAGATGTTCATAGTTTTGATCGGCAACAGTTTCACCGTTACTAAAGAATACAATATCTAATGGCTTACTAGTACTAGCTTCTTTGGGTACAATGATGCGTGTCCCGCCTTCGTGTGTAATCAATATGTTCTTATCTTTATTACTCCATAGATTGATTGTTTCAGTATCTTTGTACTCTACAATGTTATCAGCAGTCATAAACACAGCATAGGGAAAGTTATAGTCAACATTAATACTATTTGCATGTGAATCTGTATTAGTGAATGTTGGTGCAGGTAATCTAGATACTTGCTGTTGCTTGTTATAATTTACTTCAGTATCTTCAAGTAACTCTACATCATTAATAACTTCACGCAGTTTATTAACATTGATTAAGAACGTATCACCAAACTTCTGACTATCACTAGGGAATACATGTAGTTGTTCTCTAGTAAAAGGATCACATATGTATGTGAAATCAAATGAACTGTAATCACATATAGAACTAGCTACCCAAACATAATGTTCTTTCTTTTCAGGGAGCAACGGTAACAAGTCTTTGAATGTGTCAATATAACTATTTCTATACTTAACAACTATCTTACCCTGCTCTACTAAGTGTGACATATCAGTATTGCCATGGTCAATGTAAACAATATCATATAATACATTCGATGCTTTAGCCCTTTTAGTTTTTACAAAGTTAAGACCGTTTAAATGTTCAATGACCTTAACATACTTTGTACTCTCTAAAAAGAGTTCTTTATTAATAACATATGTGTTACCCCAATGAGTCCATTGTGTTCCAAATATATGTATCATTCGCATTTGCCATGGATTAGGATAGTATATGAAGTCAAACTCGCTATAATCTAGTTCACTATTCAATACCCAAAATAGTTCTGTGCTACAATGATTAATACATCTTGCAATAGTATCAGTCCATGATCCTATGTAACGTGTCTTTTTAATATTAGGGAAGCGTTCTTTAAGTGCATTAAATTGTGTTTGTGATTGCGGGTTTCCTCTATCAATGTAGAACATATCTATCGGTTTAAACAACCTAGCGAGATACTCATCATCTAACTGTTTGTTCTCAATATAGTTAAAATCTTTGTATCCTTTCTTTATCATTTTAGTATTGACAAAGTAACTTTGTGTTGATTCACTCTCAGTAGAACCAAACACATTTATATACTTAAAGTTAGCAATAGTCGGACGCCATGTAAAATCAAACTTATCATAGTCAATGTTATCACGCAATGCCCAGAAGACTTCATCAGGGTGCTGTTCAATCAACTCATCCAATGATGATTGTATATAGTATACTGGGAAATTAAGACTACTTATATCACGGTCAATGTTAACTACTTTATTATTATGGCCCGGTACAACATATCTAGGGCCGGGGTCTAGATCAAGCAACGTATTAAACTGATATATGTACGGTGGACTAGTTGCGTCTGGATGCCAGCTATAATCAAAATCTTTAATTACAGCATTTTCCCAATGTGTCATATCCGCTTTAATTTTAGCATTAGGTTCAGTTATATACTTAATATTAGTTGCACCATCTGATACGTATTGAGGACCATGTGTTTTTGCCCATTGAGTACCAAATTGAAATATGAATGGTGGTTCGGCGGGATCAGGATGCCAGCTATAGTCAAATTGAGTGGTATCAAACTTTTCAGTATTCACCCAGTGTCTTGAAATGACGTTTTTTCTATGTACAGGTTCTACGTCTGTGCGATATATTTTTACATTGTCAGCTTTTACTGAGCATAACCATGTACCACTATCACTCTGCCATTGACTAGGCCAGATATTGATATGGTCTGTTGCCCATACATCTTCATCGGGTAAGAATTCAAAATCAAAATCCCAATCAATATTTTTGTAATCACAGAACTCGTTAACAATCCAAAAGTGTTCAGTTGTAGCTAGTTGTTTAGCTGTATCAAAGTCTTTGGCGTAACGTTCTCGGGGATGTACATTGGGTTTGTCCCCGTAATAAAACACATCTCGTAGCATAAAGATACTTATGATAGTACTTTTATACCATATAGTTTTTCAAATCGATCTGCATCCGCTCTGTCATTGACCATTGGTTCACCTCGTACATTCAAGCTAGTGTTAAGTAGCATAGGGCAACCGGTCATAACATACCATTTTTCTAGTAGTTCTCGTATTCCGGAGCCATCCTTTGGAACAGTCTGTACCCTACTAGTGTTGTCATAATGAATAATAGCAGGAAATAAGTCAGGAACCCGACAACGACTGATGACTTGCATATACCTACTGTTACTCCAGCCACAAGGGATATCAAAATACATATCAGTATACTCCTCCAAAATAACTGGCGCAAAGGGTCTAAATTTTTGTCTATGTTTAATTTCATTTACTTTATCCTTTATTTCTTTTCCTCTTGGGTCTGCAAGTAAGCTTCTATGTCCAAGGGCTCTAGGTCCAAACTCAGCACGACCACTAGCCACACCAACAATGCCAGTGGTAATAAGATTATCAAGTAGACGATTAACAGGGTAATCACCAGGTATAGTATGACCCAAATAAGCACTAGTCCAATTAAGCTGTTTACCGTAACCGAGCGCACATGCACCAAGACTAGAACCAGCATCGCCAGGATTAGGCATAATCCAAATGTTATCATAATAATCCCCTAATAATCGATTTGCTAAACAATTTAATGCTACTCCTCCGCCATATACTAAATTCTTACTACTACTTAGCATTCTTGCTTTACTAATCACTGAAGTAATCAACTGTTCTGCTATTAGTTGTGTACTATATGCGATATCCATTACATTAGCATCCTTTATAAAATCATCAGGCACACCTATATGTAAGTTATCATTGAACACTATATTTTTGTATGACTTAATTAATGATGTAGACATTTCTTTCAACGGAAGAATGTTTCCGTAAGCAGACATACCCATTAAAATGTACTCTTCATCCATCGGGCTTAATCCTGCTCTCTTAGTCATTGCGGAGTAAAATAACCCTATACTATCTGGGTACTGTTGTCCCCATAGTTTCTTATATTGCGCTACACCGTTCTTATCATAGTAAGCATTCCAAATAGTAATAGTATCAAATTCACCAATAGCATCAATAACAACCACTGTGGCATCAGTGTATGGACTAGTTTGGAACCCTGCTGCCGCATGACTTAAATGATGATTATGTGTATGAATCTTACTCTTGCGTCCATCTTCTAAACGGTGAAGTAAGCCTGTACCTATGATCTCTCTTGCAGATAAACTAGATATCATAGTTTTTTCTCCGCTACGCAATTGCCGTAAATATTTAATTAGCGGCCTTTCGTAATAATGAACCTCGATATCACTAGATGTTAGGTATGGTTTGGCATCTTCTATAATGTCAATGCCTAAGTGTTTAGTGTGCTTGTGTTTATTGTAACGTTCACTATGTCCAGCAAATAGAATATTACCACTATTATCTACAATACTCAATGCGGCATCGTGAAACCCTGCTGATATTCCTATGTAGTTCATGGTTTAATAAATAAAGGGATCACGTTTCTTCATTGCCTTTAACCTTTTGCGATATTTGTACTCTCGTACCATCTTTAAGTATATATTCTTAATAAGATTAAACATTTTGTTCTTGCCATTCTTTAATAGTTCCTACATCAACATACTCAGTAACTTTCTTAGTTAAGAATGTTTTACCATTACTAATATTATACTGAATGATATGACTGACAAAGAATTCATTTGTCATACTATGTATCAACTTTTCATACGCTGATACAAAATCATAAATTCTATTAAACTTATATCCGCCCACACAAAACTCATTACTAACAATAGACTTTTCTACTATACTTTGAACTATACCATGTTCATTTGCTATAACAAAACTCTTGTTTGCTATCTTATATAGAACATCATGCTCACTTACCGTAGATATGCAAATATAATTACCATCTGAAACTTCATGGTCAAAGTAACTATCACAATCTTTAATGAAAAAAGAATGGTCAATATGTATTTGTGCTAGATTTATAATCTGATATACAGTATCAGCTGGACCCCTAGTTACTTCAGGTAACACTACAACGTTAACACCTAGCTCTCTGATAATATCTCCGCTGTTGTACAACTCATCATGTTGTTTAAGTATACCAACAGTAACATTATATTTACCTATATAAGGTTCTATAGCATTGTGTAACATTATCTTACCATTGTTATCAGTAAGCAAGTATTTTGGTACAGTACCCGGAAAACGGGTAGATAATCCGGCGGCAGGTACAATTACTTCCATAATCTCTTTATCTCCTCTAATATCAATCTATGCTCTGTTGTACCTACTTTACAATGTCTGTACACTCTGAGTAGCATCAATATGTATAAATTATTGTCAAATGCAATAGCAAAAGCTGATTCTAATATATCGTGTAAAATCTTTAATTGAACCGTAAGTTCAGTCTTACCGTCTCTAAGAAACCAGTGACCATCTATGTCTTGTCTCATCTTAGCAATATCAAATACCCAACTATCATATGGGCCGGTTACAGTATCTATCATATAAAACTTACCATTACTGTATAGTAGATTCTCTAATGTGAAATCACCATGACATAGACTTTGTGGTAAGTCTTTTGGTAATCTAATATATAATTCATCGGATGTAAATGGCAACTCACTACAATCAATCAATGCTAACTGTTCTTGATATGTGTTTGCATAGTTTTTAGACTTACTTGTGTACTTAAACCTATCAACTGTTTCTATGATAGAGTTTGCTAACAGCTTTACATCGTGCCGTAATATAAACGTTTTCATATCAATACCCGATATGTATTCCATATCTAGCGTATCGTTACGCATGTTTATAATTTTAGGTACGTTGAAGCCATGTGATGCCAACTCTTTCATCTTGTCATGGTTACGTTGAACGTTTTTGCGTTTTCTAACAAAGCGTTTGCTGAATGAATTTTCTATCAACATCACGTGTGATTTAGAAAACCCTTTAAATTTAGTTACAACAGTTTCTCGTAGATGTTTTTGCTGATACCATATTTCGGAGTTTGTTTTTATAATTTCATATGAGTATGAAGCTAAACCTCTACTATTACTTCTAGCTATGTAGAACTTATTAAACGGTATTAATTGGATAGAGTTAAACAATCGATTAAAATGTTCTGCTAAAAATTCATGTATGTTAGTTGTCTCAATTAACTTAGGGGTTGTATAATCTATGTCTAACAACTTTAGAATCGTATTGCTATCTCCGATGAATATTTGATCCATGACGTTACCAATTCCATTACGGTGAAAGTCACCGTAACAATACATGGTATTAGAGTTCATTTTGGATATGAAGTCTTGTAACAAATCACTATATTCAATATATAAGTCAGGTCGTATAAGAATGATTACATCGTATGTTTTGTTACTTTTATGTATTAGTTTTAAACCTTCATGCCAACGATTAATCATTTTTTGCTGGTTATATAAGTAATACAGTGGCTGAGAGATAACGTAGTCAGTAATTGGTAAATATCTTTGTATTCTATCAATTGTTACATTCTCATGTATATTGATGTTTAAGTTATCGTTAACCTCAGAGGTCTCTGCCCATGTTGAAAAATAGTAATCCACTTTGCCGCATTTATCGAATTCCCAACTTGGATGCGCTATTTCAAATTCTCTGTACTCACCAGAAATTAACACTGCTATGTTCATTTGATAAACTTATTAAAATACCCGTTGTTCCACTTATCTTCTGCATTTTGAATCACATTCTCCGGCCATGCAGTTTTGAGTGCATCTCTTCCCATAATATCTATCTGATTGAGTAACTGTAAATCACGCCAATTATGTTGTGCATTCATTACATCATCAAAAGTAGGGTTATTGTTATCAGTTAGATAGCGATAGAAAGTGCAATTACTAAAATTTTTAGCATACGCAATTGGTAATGTATTATTGCAATGATTAAACCACCACGTATGCCAATCACCCTCACCACCGATAATCCATTTGTTAATGTCTAATGTACTAAACAACTTATTCATATTGCTATAGGTTGAAAGAAACAAAACATCTTGTAGTTTTCTATTAGTAATGTATTCGTCAGTAGCCCATGCTACTCCTAATGAGTTTTCATATTGTTCTATACTGTTTAAGTCGATTGGGCAACTGTAATTAAAGAACAAATCAGGTCGCATTACAATCACATAGTCATAGTGATTATTGCTTTCTTTTATAAGATTAAACCCTGATATCCAACGATGCATCATCTTAGTGCTATATTTTACTTCCTTAATTAAACTTTGTGGTTCAATTAGTACTGTAGCATCTTTGTGTAAATCATTAACAACACGGTCATAATTAACCAATTCTGTATGGTCTAGATTAATTTTAGGGCTAACGTAAGATGAGCTATCCCATGTACTTACGTATATATCAACACGTGGATCATACAGAAAATCCATTGTTCTTCTACAATGTCCAAATGTTCTATACTCCCCACTTATCAATACTGCTATCTTCATAGTTTAGACCACCTGTTGTACATGTTAGTAAGTTTAGGGAATGTCTTTAAAAAGTTTGTTTTTCTTCTACGGTCATGTTCATTAACAAATATGATAAAGTCTTTACGACTGGTATCAAACCACGGCTTAGGATCATCAATATGAGATTTAATCAATGTTTGAATACGTTTAAGACGTTCAACTTCTTCTGGATAAAATGCTTGATGTGACATATTGTTAGCAACTACATTACTATCCATAAAATCTATTTGACTTTGCATTAGGTCCAATTGTTCTTGTTCCATGATAAACACACTTTGGTGCAAAGGATAGCGTAGATAAGGTATATCTAATAGCATTGGATAGTGTGTTGTAGTACCATACTGTTGTTTGAATGATAGTATATCTTTTAAGAAGTCAGTATATGTAGTGACGCTTAACAAGTTATATGTACTCATTATAGTAAACTGAATGCCCGGGATAGCTTGATACATCTTGTGCATGTTAGCAATCCAGTCATTGTAATTCATACCATAACGAATATACTCGCTTGCTTTACCGTGTGCTTCAGCAGAAGTAAACAATTTAAATCGTTTTAGTTTCTTCTCATTGATAATGATTTTTACTTTTTCAATAAACTTATCCATCAACTCGTCTGGTGCATTCATATTAGTATTGATTGCAACTTCCAAATCTGTGTTAGGATTTTCAATAATGTAATCTAATACTTTGAATGTGTTTTTGTTTAGTAATGGCTCACCACCTGTGATTCTAAAGTACTTAAGACTCTTGTACATATCAGGAAACCAATTCCAAAAAGCATCAACATAAGGATTCTCTTTGTTATTTGGAATAGGCATTGCATCAGTAGCTTTTAACCATTCTAAATTGTTGAATTGATTGCTTGTCGGGTATGCACCATATCTTTCAACTTCTTCCATCCACTGACTGCTTATCTGAGGAGCACAGTAACTGCATTTGAAGTTACATACGTTACCAAAGCTTACTTCTACGTAGCTAGGATCAATGTTAGCGTTCCAAGGCTTGTTAACAATCTCATCAATATAAGGATATGCCCATGATTGATCCGCACTCTTAAAAGTTCTATCACTATAATGTTGATTAGTGTCTTCTACATTCCAACAGTAATCACATTCCCGCGGGCGAACACCTTCAAGCATTAACTTTCGTTGTTGCTTTTTATATTCACTATTGTGTAATGCTGTAGAGTTAATTTTAATTTCACTTACAGGCACATGATGTGATGACGGGTGATGACAGCTATGTGTGTGACCATTTTGCAGATGCATTGTTACTTGCTTCCACTTAGCTACACAGAAACTAGGACTAATTTCGTTAATCTCTTTATGAACTTTGTCTATATGATTATCTGACATTACCATCCTTCTATTCTACGAATTACATCCATCTCACGAACTAGAGGACCTAGATTGTGTTTGTCTGCGTTATAATGACGTTTAAAAAATTTACTCTGTGACCCATCAAAATGAAGCATCGGCAGGCTTAGCTTATCGTGTAATGCGGCTCCGAGCAATGCTGACTCACGGTCTGGATCTCTATTTATATGTTCTTCCCATAGTACAGTATAATTATCAAACCATTGAACATTCTTTGGATCCCATTCTGTAAGCATAGTCATGTATGTACCTAATCGTGCTCCGTATATAGCCCATTCACCGTTCTCTACGTCACGACCAATGTTATGCCATATGGTTAAATTATTGAAGTTTCTACTAGCTACACTTTGTTTGAACTCGTCTACACTAGGTCTCTTGCCACCAGCTAAACACATCTTAACACCTTCACGAAAGCCTGCTCTCCATGCTTGAAATGGTGAGTAATTTGGATAAGTTGTACTATAGCAATCGTACATTGCCCAGTATAAGTTATCAGAAGAATCCAAACAGAAATCAACTGTAGTTGTATCATTGCCGTCGCTGTGTTCGTGTGTTTGCATTTCACGTACATATGTTTTTGTCCATGAACTCATTCCACCATTGCCGTATCGCAAGCCGTTAATACTATTGATTGCTCTCCATCTGAACTGTGCTTGTTTATAGATTGGATCTTTGTCTGAAAAGTCTAATTGCATATTGAAGAAAGATTCATTCGGCATGTTATCACCATCAATTAAGATAAAACGTTCGGTGTCACTTGCTTCACCTGCGGCTTTGTGTGCGGCGTCACTGCCTTTAATGCCATCAACACGTTTAGCCCAAGGCACCATGTTTTTAATCTTTAACCAGAATTCTTCTTTTTGTGGTTCGTCATAGCTGAGATAGATACAATCTAAGTCTGCTATATCAATTATATCATCTGCGTCTATTACGTTATCTGTCATATCATTTATTCCCCATCTTATTATGTTGTTGTAATCATCATCTACTACAATAGATATGTCCTGTTTTGCACATTTTATACCTGATCTGTGCTTAATGAATTTGCGCGGTGCTGTAGCTTCTTCTAAACTAACTATTTTTCCGTTAATAACTTTTATACTATGATTCTTGCATAGGAAGTCAAAATGGTCTACAACTATATATTTTCCATTGATGTTAGTTGGCTCTATAGAATCAACTACACATACATAAGTTATAGGATACCCATATTCATCGTAGTATAATCTATATTCATCTGACATTCTTTTTCACTACTTTATTAAAATCCTTAACATGATAGTGAAAAGGGTGCTTTTGTACAAAGGTGTTAATTCTAAATCCATTCTCTGTAAACTCAGTTACTAGTTCTTGTGTCCAATCATTAGTTGCTAAGTCATTAATCATTTGCTTCATATGAACCATAGTAAACTTGTCATAAGAATTCATAGTTGTATTTTCAATACCCAGTATATGACATGCTATACTATAAGCCCAATCAGTAGATACTTCTTCGGTTGACTTGCATTTTAGTATTAGTTTATATTGTTCCCAGTTTTTAAAAATATCTTTTACAAGTTCAAAGAATTGCTTTGCCAATTCACTTTTTCTGAAATACGTAAGTGCGTTATAACAGTTAGGTAAATTGTTGTTGATAATAAACTGTCGATAGTACACATCTTTTACAATGTCTCCCCTGTAGTTTCGAATGTCAGTTGATACAACTAAATCACGATCCTTAAAGGCATCCCAATAATAGTCAATATTACTAGGTACAATCATATCAGCTTCTAACTTGATTGTATAGTCATATGGGCTTGCTTCGTATACTTGCCAGTCATTGATTAATTTCCAATTACTAGTTGGTGCTAAATCTCCGTACGGTAATGCAACAATGTTATCGAAGGCTGAACAATCGCTTTGATTATCACTAATCAACGTTATATTAGATTCGGGCATTGCTTTTTTTATACTTAATGCTAAAGCTTCTGCACATCCTACATAGTCTATCTCATGCGTGTTTTGTGCTAATATAACATAACCTTTATTCATGAATAATCTCCGCAAAGTTGTTTTTGTTTAGCATATGAAAGTCTAAGTCTTTGATTGTAATATATTCTTTCTTCAGTTTGTTATTCTTCATTGTATCATGCAATAAGGTGTATTCAGTATCTGATTCTTTGTACACGTGCGTTCCAGGACCAACATGTAATAACTTCCATGGCATGAATGATCTTTGGTTATCTATGTGCCCATTTACAATACGTAATGCAATCGCAAACGCATAATCATTTCTATAGTAAGGTAAAGTAATACCGTGCAATTGAACATAGTGTTGGTAGTTATCTTGTACCATTTTTACACAATTAAAAATGTGCTCTGCATATTTGGATTTATTAAAGGTGAGTGTGGTTGCCCACACACTATCTATTCCCGAGTAGCCCACTCTTTCTTGTGTGTCACTAGGTGCCATCAGAAAGTTAATTTCTTTATGACACATAAAGTTATCATATATGTCAAACGTTTTTAGTAAACGATCACTGTTGACTACGTAGTCAACATCCAATACTAATGTCTCATCATATGGACTAAGTTCAAATGCTTGATATCTACCTTTGTTCACCCAAGTACTATGGTTTCGTTTATTATCTCTAACACTTTCAACGTGTACTATTTTATCAAATGTGTAATCATATTTGGTTAAGTCAGTGGTGCTATCAGTTATTAACGTTACCGGTAAGTTCAAGAACCTATTAACTCGTTTAGCCGTAAAGATTGCCATTTCAACGTAATCAGTAGTTTCATTGTTGAAAGCAAATAACACAGCTCCCTTCATCTTTTACTTTCTAATTGTTTCCATTCAGCTAACCAATCAAACATAACAGTATTATATACTTCTTTAGTTTTGGCTAATATGGTGATGCGTGTAACTTTTACTGGATTTTGGTAACTATCAAGTAGTATAAGTGTTTCATCTGTTGAAGAATTTAGAAAAGTTAACAGGTCAGTAGATGCTTTCCACAACCCACCTTGTTCAGCAAATATTAGTTTGCTTTCGTATTTGTCTTTGAGATATTCTTTAGCTAAGTTGTGATTAAACCGTGCTTTAACTTCAGTCAATAATTGTTTGGTGTCCATACATACTCCTAAAAGTATTTAGATAGTAGTACAGTTACCTAATTAAATTTAATTACTGTGCTGTTACAGACATAACCACTGAAGGTATTCCCCAAGATTCTTGGGTCAAGTATGATTGTGAACTGACGATCGGAGGGATGACATAGAGGTATCCAATACCGCCGGCTGCTATTGAAGTACTATAAGGAGCCACATCTACTACTAGTTTCAAAGTAATAACATTACCATTAGCTCCATAGGATCCTTTATCTCCGCTAGTATTTACCAACACTTCAATAAAAGAAGCATCGTATCCAGGAACCCCATTACTTACCGTTTGTTTAAAAATACTGACAGGGGTAGAGGTATAAGTAGTTGGTTGAAAGTAATCTTGTGATCCTGAAATAGACCCAGGAGTACCTGAACCGCCTATTTTAGTAGTAGCGGCAAATTCCACACCTGCTATTTTAGTTTTAGTAGAGCCGCCAGCCATAGCAGACCAATATATAGTGCCTGCTTCCTGTGCCAATCTAGAAATCATCAATCGTGTCGGAACTCCTGACTGATATCCGGGTTGCCAAGTTCTGACTGCTAGTTGGCCACCGCAATTAAAAAAGAATCTAGCTGAGTCACCAGTCGGAAACGTTGCAGTCATTGTATATGTTAACTTGTTAGTCCATGAAAAAGCATTTTCTACTGTATATACAGAATAATTACCTTGAACCGCACTAGACATTCTATTTGTGTCTATTTTATCAATATAAGTTTTAGTAAGACCTTGGTTATATAATATGTTAATGCCAGGAGCAAACGTATCCTTAGGGACACTGTAACTTAAAAGAGTAGCCTGATGTTGGGCTATCGTATTAGTTAAATTTTTCATCCCATTCCAATCTGATGCAAGTACCGGATCACCTACGTTAACGTTTGGTAATAATGGTGACTGTCCGTACCCTCTGTTTCCAAATCCGTAACCCCATAATGTGTTAAGTCTTTGGGCTGTAGGTACGGGTCCTATTAACTGATTTACAACATCGACGGCTTCAATTTTACCAGATTGTTCGTAAGCCATTTATGCCCCCGTAACAGTACGTATTTGTATATCCCAGTTATTGATATTAGAATAATCATCAGATACTAGTATAGATATATCTTCTTTAGTACATGCAATACCATCTATAGTCTGAACTAGTTGTGAAAAAACTGCTTGAGATTTTTTTACAATATTACCATCGACAATTTTTATATCCATTCTACATGCCGCATATACCAAACTATCAATTACAATGTATTTTCCCTCAGGCTTTTCACATGTGTAAAACAACACACTACCGTTATCATCGTAATAAAGTCTAAATTCAACCTGTTGCATATTATACCGCTACAAAACTTCCAGTAACTGTAGGTGTTCCCCAAACGTTATTTAAGTAAGTAGTAGACGGTGGTACAACAATGCAAGTTACGGAAGTTCCTGCATTTACCGTTAATCCATTAGGAACTTCATCCCATAGAATTGTTACAGTGATTATATTACCGTTGTCCTGATTTGAACCTACAGGACCGTTTGTTTTCATATCAACTTTAATAAATGAACCTGTATATGTAACAATACCAAATCTTGCTAATTGCTTGAATACAGTAGAGTATGATGTGGTTAAACCGTAATAACCTTTATTAGCATCTAATATAACCGGAGGGGCTTGAGAATTCTTTTGTGTTATTCCGTTATAGTCAGTAATTGCAATAACAGTCTTGCCGCTACTTGGTGCACTTAATACAAGTGTACCCGCATCTTCTGCTAACTTATTCATCACGTAATTAACTGTATAACTAGGACCTATAGGTGATGAGAATGTAAATTTAAGTTGTCCGCCACTATTAAAAAAGTATCTAGCGGCATCACCTGAAGAGAACGTTATTGTTTGAGTAAATGTACAAGAATTACTCCAAGTAGAAGTACATTGAGTTGTTACAGAAGAAGTAGTCCCTTGTGCAACGGCATATAACGCCCTAGTTTTTAATAATGCAATATTGTTAGGATAATCTGCATCGTATGTAATAAGACTATTCACTGCAGTGCTAGGAAGAAGTCCTAATCCAGTACCTTGATGGTTTCCCATCGCAGTAATTCTAGTATTTAAGCTAGTCCATTGTGAACTAGTTACTATGTCTCCTAGTGCAACATTAGCTATCGGGCTAAGTTGCCCGTAACCATACATCCCTGTACCAGTGTTATACAGACTATTAACACTAGCTCCCGAAGATGAGTTAGTTGCTAAATTATTAAAGGATGCTGCGTCTATTAAACCGTTTGCACTAAAAGCCATGTTATACCCTTATGTTCACTACAGCTAATACTGTTCCTACACCTTCATCATTTTTAGTCGTAAGTGAACGACCAATTACATTGAATGCGGTTAATTCACTCTTATTACCTGCTCTAGCAAGACCTTTACCGGCACTTACCAATCTATCACCCTTCTTAACTACACCTGTCACATTTACAGTAACACGTCCACTCAATGCGATAGGAGGGTGAGTTTCATCATTTCCTGCACCTTGATTCATCAAGTATGCCGCTGTATTAGATACAACACCGAATACATCTTCACTTAAATCAGAAGATACTGCAGTGATTTCTTTTTCTCCACCAATCTCAACGACTGTGCCTGGAGCATAAACTGCATCAGCTTCAAAACGTTCTGCCAAGTCAGCGAATGTTGCTTGCCAACGAGCGCCTGAGCCTAATGTCCATGTACCAGTAACTGTACCGCCACCTGCAATTGCAGTAGTAGTAACTTTAGTTGGTGCGATGTTTCCAGTAAACTGCGTTACGGCATTTGCACCGGTTAAATAGTCAAACACGTTAGAGTTGGTATATGAGCCTGATGGGTTAAAAGATACACCGTTTGCGTACATATAGTTATCACACTTGATACCGTTAACACTACTAGGTGAAAATGTAATATTACCGGTAGAAACGAACATTGCATTACCAGTAGAATTGCCGTACACTGTCCATCTACCATACATAGAACCTGCTGTACTCGGAGCCGATGTTAAGTTAGCTGATGTTGTTATTAAACCAGTAACTGCAGTACCCATAGTAGCAGTTGTGATTCCTGCTGTGCCCGCTGATAAAGTGTCGGATACCGTTGCTAAACGTACAGTTATCGTATCACCTATAATATTACCTGCTATACTGGCATTATTAGCAATCACATTACCAGTAACTGTTAAGTTAGCAAAAGTAGCATTACCACCTGAACTAGTAGTAGTAAGAGTATACCATGCCGCTGAATTTGTTGTACCGTCAGCTGGACAAACTTTTAATGTCCCTGTACCAGTAATATCGTACCATAGTTGACCTCGAATAGGGTTTGATGGCGGTGTGTTTGCCGCAAAGTTTTCCACTATTCTAACCATATTAGTATCTAATGTTTGTCCGTAACCTGAGAAGTTCCTGCCCGGTAAACCGATAGAACTACTACTGGTGTTTATGGTACCATCAGCTATTGTTGTTAGTGTGCTACCATCGCTTCGTATGATTGTATATGCCATTTATTTGCTCCGACTATTGCAAGTATTTATCTTAAATTGTGACCAGGTTTGTTAAGCTCTGGATTCTGATCGTATAATCTATCTGAATTTGTCTATTCAGACTCTTTTGTACGGGGTGAAATATTACGTGAGTAAGTAACTTAGTTAGCTCATTTCCCGTATTGTCTCGACCGTAATCTGCTAATAACCCGATTTCATCGAATGTATAGCTACTTTCTAATTGGTTTCCATTGTCAAATGCGCTTTGACCAGGAGGCTCACCGTAATCCAATAAACATTGAACTATGATATCTGAGTATACTTTTCCCGACACGTGACTTACTGTCATCTTATTTCTTGTAGGATCCGTGTTTAAAACATTTGTATCATCAACTATTTTTGCGTATGTTTGATTATATAGTGCGGCATTTTGTCCAGTTGTATTAGGAGGTAGGTATGTAATAATACCAGTTTCATCTACGCTTGCACCACCATTACCGAACGCCATCTTGTAAATCTGACCAAAACCTCTACTGCTCAACGTGTAAGCAATAGCTTCACTAATGTTTTCATAGTGTATCGCATTCTTTTTGTCTACAAATACCTCATTACTGTTGGGGTCATAGACTTTTAAAAAGCCCTCAATTTTCATTGGAATCATTATATTTGACATTAGTTATCGCCTCGTGCTTGAAGTAAAACTTCGTTAGTGTCCGGGTCGGTTATCTTTATAAAGGTGCTAAAGTAAAACCCACCTGTTTCATCAGGTTTGGGCCCTATTTCAGCCTTTTCTTCAACAACATTTTCGGTTTTATCGTTATTCATAATAATATATTTATCTTTTAAATATTACCGGATTTTAAGAATCTTGCAGGATCTGTTGTGCTTAATTGCAACGGATTACCCGAATATACATATGTTATCACAGCGTCATCTCCGGGAACTACTGCAGGAGATCCGGTAGTTCTTATTATCCATAATGTAGGATAGTTAGGATCCTTAATGCTAGTTGCTATGTCAAATGCGGTTGGGTCAGTTCCAAAAACAATAGAAGCACCGGCTTTTACATTTACAATATCAGGTGTAGTAGCTATTAAGAACTTAAATTCACCAGGTGTCGTACTGGTAACAGTAGTTGTTATATCTTGGAACACAATATCATCCCATACCTGATAATAGTAAGGTTTAAACAATTCATTAGTAGGAATCAAACTGAATACTTGTGAATAAGTAGAATGTACATTCTGAGCACCTGTGCCCTGAATTCCACGTGTCAAACCTGATATTGTATTATTTGTGTAGTCAATTAGATTGAATCTAATTCGTTCACTATTGATTACTAAAATTTCACCCACACGCAATGTTACAATTACTCTATCACCTAATGACACTTCACTATTAAATTCTATTACCGTAGCAGTATTAATAATTACTAATGCATATGAACTAGGATTTAATTGTGACAATGTATTTTGATTATAAACTGTGACTTCACGCACTGTAGCGTAATCTGCTTGTACCGGAGCTACTAAGCTAGTACCATTGTTAAGTACTTGAATAGTTTGTACTAAAGTATCAACCATACGTGATGCATCATTAACATAGATAGTATCATCCGTTATTAGTAGGTCTTGTGTTAACCACGTAGAAGTATTATTATTACTACGATAGACTGCAGTGTCTGCATTCTTATCAACTGTAAGATTATATACCAATTCATTTGGTGTTGCACTAGGTATCATACTAGTAACAGTAATAACGTCTGTTGATATAATAGGTGTCAATAAATTTAACCCATTGCCGGTTATATAACGTAAGCTACTTGGGCTTAAACGTTCACCGTTTATAGCTACCCAAACTCTATTGTTATCTTCCTCAGTAAACAACGGCTGTGTAACCGTAAACACTTGTGAGTCTTTCCATGCATATCCACCGCGCACATACTTGCTTACTAATTTACTTTGCAAGGGTGTAGTGGTTGCAGGATCAAGAAATAACGCATATGTATTTGTAGTATTTTGTTTTACATAAAATATATTGTTATTTAACTGAACACTACCTTCGATACCATCAATTCTAATCATAGTACCATTAGCCCAAGCGCCGGATCCAATTGGATTTGCTAATACAAGTTGCACAGGTGTAATACTATTATTGATATAATAAATTTGATTTACTTCGAAATTAGTATCAGTATCTAGCACTAATGCTTGTTGACGAGTATCGTTAAAAGTTGTTACTGCTACAATATCATCTGCTGAAGGTGCGGTATCAAATACGATAATAGCAGAAACTACTACTCCAGTACCGGGCAATACGCTAGGTGCTCCTGTAGTTGTTAATGTCCATAATGATGAGTCACCGGGGTCTACATTACTTGCAGTGATTGGATACAACGTGGGATCAGATCCAAATGTAATATTACTTCCTGCAACTACTTTATCTATATCTGGATACGTAGCTATAACAAATGAGAATGCATTGGCTGCAGACACACTTATAATTGCAGAGATATTAGGTGTAATGTTATATGTTAAATCTGCTGGTGTAGTTTTTCTTATACCATTGATTTCAACAATAGCAGTATCATTTACTGAAAGCTGTGATGCTGTGTCCAACGGTGAAATATAATATACAAAATTATCTAACGCCCATGATGTAGCAGTACCATCAGCTACAATAACTTGTGTTTCAGGGATACTAAAACCATATTGCTCAGGTTGTCCTGTTGAAACAGTATTACCAAAAATAGTGTAGGTGATGTAGTCAACACCTTGTACATATGTATCATTGAAGGAAATCTTAGTAGTTCCTTGACTTGTAGTATCTAAGTAAAAATCAGAAATATATGTTAACTTAACACCATTTAAGAAACATATAGGAGTAAAATATATTTGACTATCATATTTATAACCCAAATGTATCTCGCTAAATCCGTTAATATTGTTTATTCTTAACGGAACGTTGTCAGTAGAATCTTTAGCAAGCTGACTGCCGCCACCAACTTCATATACTTCTATTAAGATAGTTTCATTACTAGTTAATGCATTATCAAGTGTTATTGTCTTGTTAGTCCAATCCACTGTATAAGTGTAGTTGATATTAGTAACTGATGTGCTTTCGTAAATACGATTTCCAATTAACGTAATAGGATCTACTACAAACACAGATACAGTTGCAGGGATATCAACTAACCCATCAAAACTTACCGTGTTATTCACATCAGGTGATGCCACTCTTGACACCATACTGAATCCAGTATGCTGATATGTTTGATAATCCCATGACCCACTTGGTCTAGATTTTACATACATGGATAAATTATCACTAACTACACCTGCAACCATTTCTTCCGGTGCATAACCATAATCAAATGATGAACCCTGTACGTCATAGAACGGTGCATTCTGTTGCAACAATCCGACCTTAGTCCATGTAATAGCATCCGGACTAAACAATATAGTAGAATTATCACCTACTGCTACATACTGAGTACCGTTGTAATATACACCTTTAAGGTTATCAGTGACACCAGATGTACTGCTTGTCCATACTTGTCCATCAGTAGAAGTATAGATTTCTCCACCTTCACCTACAGCAACAAACAATCCATTAGCATAAACTAAATCATAAAAGTCAGCAGAAGATAATACTTGTCCAGTAACCCAGTTACTACCATTGGTTGTGTAATAAGTTACACCTGATTCACCAACAGCAACAATATATGTGCTATCAGCAGCCACACCATACAGCTTATAACCAGTTAACGGAGGAGTTAAATAAGTCCAATTAACACCATCATAGCTGATTACAATATCACCGTATGTTATAGTGCCAGAGCCAGTACTAGTAGAGGTATGTCCACCCACAGCAACAAAGCCATCAAATGCAGTTAAGTTTGCATATGATACTGCATTCAATGTACGAGTTGTATCACCAAAGTCGAAACGTTTCTCCCAACTTATTCCATTATCGCTGGTAATAATATATCTATTACCTACACTAACATATAAGCCGTTACCATATGTGTCCCCGACCATTTGCATATTAGATAGGTTAATAGATGTTCTATCAAAAGGATCATCGTCATACCCACCAATATCGTACGGTGTGAATGGGCCGCTTGACGCCCAAGTAATAGCGTCAAAACTAATCAACACAGGAGTAGTAGAATTGTATGATGTTATAACATATGCACCGGCTGTACTATCGTATACAATATCACGTACATCCAATGGTTGCTCTGAAATAATTGCAATACTCCAAGTTGTGCCATTAGTACTCTTTAATACAACTGAGTTACTATCATTTTCACCCACAGCAACATATTGTGTCCCGTCATACGTAATACTTCTAATATCAACATATGCTGGATAGAAGTATTGACCTTTTAGATTGATATCTAATGGATATTGATCTTCTGGTGCGAACTGATTACCATAATATGTATTATTAGTATATGTTATACCTTTAACAAGCCCTTGCAAGTTTTTGCCAGGCATGTCGCTTGTTGGTTGATAATAACCAACAATACGATCCAAAGCATTGAACAACTCAAGATTAGAATCTACTTCTTCCCACTGATCGTATAAGAAAGTACGACTGTTGGTGTCTTGAACACATTTAAATATCTTGTCTTTATAAACAACATAGTTTGTGTAGTTATAACTTGAGCTACTTGTTGCTAGTGCAGGATCGTTAACAAATCCTTGATCTCCTACGGTGTAAGGGAAACTTGCTACTGGAGTAGGAATAGTCATATTGATATCATTAAATATCTTTATAGTTGTACTACTAATAGGTGTTACATAATAAGACCTAAATCCACCAACAGCTACACCAGACACAAATGCAGTTTGAATTGCATTTAAGCTGGTTACACTAGTGATAGTAATAGTAGCATCATTAACTACATTTACACCGCCCAATACTGAACCTAAAATAGTAATCTTTTGACCAGCATTGTATATAGCACCATTATTAATAATAGTTATAACATATTCGTTTAACACTTTACTAGGTGTAAATTTAGGTCTATAAACTTTAATTACTGCGCCACCGGCGGCAGAATCATCATATGTGTAAGGAGGTAGTGTATTGTAGAAATACAAGTTTAAGTTTTTTAACTTACTAGAATCTAAACCAGATATACTAAAATCTAAAGTAACATTAGCTTGGCCGCCCACTGATGTTACTCCCAATATTGGAAATAATGCACCCTGTAAACTACTTCTAGTTACAAGACCAGGAGAACCGGCTACCGTAACACTAGTAATAGCTCCTGCAATATCAACGGTTGCTACTGTAATAGTACAGTCATTGCCTGGACTAGCCCATGTTGAATCCATATCAGTACCAGGTACCACTATAGTATCACCAACACTGTATCCTAATCCAGGTTCAGTAATTTCAGTAACATCAAAATAACTACCCATCAATACGTTTTGAACTACAAACAATGCGGCATTTGTTACTCCACGATTAACTTTAGGCATATCTTCATATGGTTGTGCTATGGCTAACATTTCACTACTACTTGAGTTTAATATGTTTAATCCAGAACCATAAAAGTTACCTGGTACCCATTCTTCTACTAATGGTCTATATGATGTTCTATCAAACTTTAATATAGGTTTAATACTTCTGACACCACTTCTGCCCATAATTACTTCAGCACGTGGTGTCATGCTTAATTTAGCATTAACAGTGTTACCTGAATCAAATAGAATCACTCTATTAGAATTAACCATTGCATCATTCTTAGTATAGTACAACGCAATGATACTCTCAATAACATTAGATGTAAGTATTCTAATATAGTAATGAGAGTGTTCTGTCAATCCAGTTACATTAAAATTACTTGTACTATACTCTAAGCAATCACCTGTAACAAAGGCAGTAGATTGAATTGTGATAGTACTATCTATATAGTTAATATCAAAGTTAGTAAAATCAATTGACATACTAGATTGAAATTCTAGTCTAGGTGTGACAACATAACCTTCACCTGGATTTAATACATCTACACCAATAACTTTATCCACTTGCATAACTGCACGGAATCTTGCAGGTACTCTTGGTGCAGGATATATACTTGTATCTATTACTGCATTAATAATAGGAGGATCTACATAACCTCTCGCAGTATCATACACAACTACTCCCGGTATATCCATATATACAGATGAGTTGTAATCATGTGAAGATACTGTAGTACCATTATAACCTCTAGAGGCGCCTGTTAATATTCCTAATTCTCTATTAACACCGGTATATGTAATCAATTCATCGTCAATTCTAATTAAACCTTGTACAGGGAATCCAAATGTGTTGCCAATCAAAATCGTGTTACTAACTGTCGTTAATTGTCTCTTAATCTTACCAACATAGGTATTGAGTTGTCCAGTGATAACTAAACCATAATTTTGATACCAACTTGCATATTCAGGAGTATCCCATATACTTGCTGTGGGCAAGAACTCGGCATCACCTGTCGTTGAATCAAATTTTAATGTTGGTGTTATAAATTGTTCGTTATCTTTGTTATACATCGATGGTAGATCAAAGTCAGTAATATCACCTTGATATACATTTACACCAGAATACTTCAAGTAAAAATCTTTAATTACTACATGGTATGGTTTAACTTCGTTGATATAACCTGACAGGAAATCAACGTTATCACGCTGAAACTTTTCATACTCACGCAATTCACGTATTGTATGTGCAACATCAATAAACGATGTTTTGTTTAACCATGGTAAATAATTTTGTGATTCAATGTTTTCACTTTCAATGTATTTCAATAATAAAATTAAACTAACATTTCTGTTTATCAACAAATCATCTGTATAGATTTCTTCATTCAATGCACGAATTACATTTCTAGTTTCCTGTGATGGGAAACTATCGAACGGTGTAGTATCAAAGAAGTTACCAAAGCCAAGTCTATTTGATCCATAGTCCCATAGTATACTCTTAAACTGAATAGTACCGTCTTGTAATCCAATACGGTTCCATGTACTATTTTGATATATATATACTTCACGTTTACCGTCACTGTTAGTTTCAACTCCTACTAATAAACCTTCAACCGGGTTTAACTCAGCTAAGTTATAGTATTTAGGTACGTCAAATGCTGTCTTAGTGTTATTGTCATAACCAACTGCCCACCAATCAACATACTCCCAAACATTACTAGTATCATAGAAAGGTAGATCGTTACTAGGATTAACAGCACCAACTTTAGTTAAGAATGTAGGGCTTTTAGATTCTACGATCGGGAATGATGCCATAACTTCATTTGCGTAAGTTAGATAATTCTTAAGTGCAGTGAATCTATCAACAAAGAAACTTTGTGATGGTCTGCTTGAAATACCACGTTGCAATAACTTTGGTAAGTATGGATTAGGTACTAATAAACCTGCTTCATCTAAACCAGCCATGCTGTCTAGTAATCGATTGTACAAGCTTGTAGGTTCGCTGTACGAATTGGCTGCTGACGGGATACCATTTAAGAAATCACCTGCATAACCTTCACGAATCAATTGATATTCATTGTGTGCTACGTCATCGTTGGTACCAGTACTGAAGCCAATGTGAATACTTGTATTAGTAGTATTTAAATACTCTCTTGCGTTATACAGACCAAATACGTTAGGTGTGTACGGTGCAAAATAACTTATACCAGATCCTTGCGGATCTTCAATATATGTCTCTAATATAACATCGGCTAAAGTTTTACCCTTCTTAGTAAACACTATACCAGTGTCTCTTACCCAGTAATAGTATTTGGCTATCAAATTACCTGCGCTATCTAGGATTACTGTTGATGCGTATTTTTCTAAATCGTACGGTGTTCCTGTACCAGTATAGAATGCAGGAGTCTCTGTGCTTTCGATCCACGAGTATACAGCTACATCACTGCCGGTAAACACTTTACCCCAATACTCACTATTGTACACTACATCATTTTGATGATAGTTAACAAAACGCATACCTGATACATCTAGCCAGATAGTTCCAACATGTCCAGCACCCCATACTACATTAGTAGATACGTTATTAATGTTATAGCCTGCAGGATCACTACTAGAAACCACATCAATATTTTCACGTACTGCACCTAATAGTTTACCCTGTAACGGATCAATATAATCTAGTGAAGTCAATGTTGTGTTATCTAAGTTATTGTATAACTGAACACCTTGCAATTTATCAATATCAACTACAAGACTACTTGATCTATGAACACTCCAGTCAGCTTTGTTTTCTGCATTTTTGTAAATTACTAAACGTCCGTTGTATGCTGTACTATCAAAGTTAGGTGTACCGATTAATACACGATAACCACCAAAGAACAACGCTTGACCATAATTAGGTTCATAACCGTAGTCTTCAGTAACATCATTACATGATTGAGCAAATACATACTGTCCTGGATTATTGATATTTTCATTATACTTAGGTAGATAGTCATACATGTAGACTGCACCTGCGTTTGCAAACCCATCAATAAAGGTAGTGAAGTCATTGTCAAATATAGTATCGTTGTTTTGATTGTCATCAATGTAATCAAATCTAGTAATAGCACGGCGTGTTGTTACAGGAGCACTTACTACAAAACTACTCAACTCATTACATCTAATTGCAGCACCAAATTGTGTTCTAGTACCACTATAAATTTCTTCAATACGTTGAGTTTTTGTATATGGTGCTATACCTAACTCTTCCAATATAGTCTTATCAGTTACAGTAATTGACAGTTTGTTACCAATCGGATTCAAACTTACATCACGCAAACCTATTACTAATATACCATTTGAATTATATGCAACTACATTATTAATATGCGTGTTGTTAATTGTTGTTGCAATTTCTGCTGCCGTTCCAGAAACTGTTACTTCAAAGCCATTGATTAGTATTGGTGTAGGTGATGATAATGATGCATTCGTTGTTCCTATAATCATCCCGTATTTTTTACCACCATCAGTAAATCTAAAGACTGCGCCTTCTTGACCGTCGCTATTAATAATGTACGGTGATCCACCTAATACTTCATTACCGTATTTGTTTGTATCTAATCCATATCCAAATTCAGTATTGTTTTGTGAGTCTGAAATAGTATCATAGTATGATAGTACTTGTTTAAGTACGAACTCAGAGCTTGACACAGTTATGATATCACCTGCATTAACTTGTGTATCAACTGTGACTGTATCTGTTACAATTGCATAGTCTGCACCATCAATTAGTTTTACACCGTTAAGGTATAAGAATGGCGTAGGGTGTAATGTAGATGAAGACCATATTGTTGTGAACAATGTGGGTACTAACGGTAATGCATTATACTGTTGTTCGTAAGTTTGAGTTAATCTCTCAAATGCATACACGTAACCAATGTCTTTTAGTTCGCTTACATAACTAGCTATAAGAGAGAATGTCAATGCACCCGGTGCGTCTGCAAGTACTTTATAGTACGTACCACTGTTTAACAAAACAGTTCCTGCAGTATAAGTTGTACTAGGTGCCCATGTTTCATATTCACCATCATATTCTCTGTTAGGAGAATTAATGAATACCATAGAGCCATCATGGTTTGTTGTTACTTGACTACCAAAATTGTCATCAGCAGATGAGTCAGGTAAATCTATATAACCGCAACTAGTGTAATTAGTAGTAGCAATATATGTAGCAGTTGCAGTAATAATGTTAGTTTGAATTTCTTTACCCAATGTTATTGTAGTCTTGTTGAGTACGATATCCCATTTAGACGAAATAATAGTATATACAGGTGAATAGTCAGCACTAGAGAAAGAAACTTTAGTACCTGATACAAACGTAGAAGTTCTATTACCATTAACTACAAATGTATTAGATCCTGCAGTAACATTACCATCTAGCGGGTAAGTTGTGTTAGTGCGAGTATAGTCTGCATCTAATTGATAGATATAAACTTTATTATTTGTATTGTCAGATATGTATAACCAATCTGTATCACCGGATAAAGCCATACTGTAGCCACAATATCCACCTAACGATATTACTTGCTGTCCTATAATTTGGTTGATACCATATTCAGTAACTACAGAATATACATAAATATCACTGGATGCACTTGTAGTCTTAGCAACTACTACAATGTTACCAGCAGTTTCCATTGAACTACCAAAATTACTACCTTCATCAATCTCTAAAGTGTTTAAATATTGTTTTGCAATAGGATTATATGTATAAAGATAAACTTTACCTTCACCGGTATCGCCAATTAAGTAACCTAATTCAGGTACATATACAGCAGAACTACCAAAATTAGTAGTAAAGAATGGTTTATTAAAATCCTCGTATTTATATCTGTCATCTCTTTCATATACAGCCCAGTTACCATCTGAGTTTTGATCTGCCCAAACTTTAAACTTTTCAAATTCTTGTCCTAAGATAGGTAAAGAAGTTGTGTCACTAGGTGTGTCTACACGATGTGTTACTAACTTAAATACTACTCCGCTACCTCTAAGTTTTAATGTAGCACCTTGCAAAGTAACTGTAATTGATATACTGGTTTCGCTAATAATTTTATCTACATTATAATAACCATCAATGTCTTCATTGAAATTAATTACACCAATCAAATCATTCTTAGATAGACCGTGCGCCTTATTAAATGTTAATGTTGCTGTACCTGTAAGATTGTTTTCAACTGATATTAATACTATACCTTGTTTGGTTAACGTGCTTAATGGTACAGGTGTGTATACATTCCAGTTACCTTTATAATCAGCTAACCAAATATAGTCACCATTGTATAATTTTTCAATAGGTTGATTAGCACGATATAAACCATTGAAATTATAACTGTGAATTTTTACGTCATCAAAGTTTACATAGCCCGCATCAGGTAAACTCTTAACACTGATGTCATCTACAGTAGGTAGTACAGCGATATTGTTTAACACTCTGCCGTAATTTGTTAGTGAGTATAACGGTACTGATTGTTCAACACCTTCTACTACTTCTATACCATTAGTCACACCAATAATACCTGGATTACCTGTCAATTCGTTTTCAGCTAACTTGAACTCGATAAAATTCTGATTAAGTACGCCACCAAACTCGCCTGTTTTGATAGCCCAGTTTTCATATATGTCATAGCCTAATTGACCTTGAGGTACAGTAATGTTCTTCAATTGATTTGCACCACCTAATGTACCCATAGATTCAATCATATTAATGAATACATTAACTTGAGTCACATCATCTAAATTAGCAACGGCTAAATAATCACGTGGTCTATAACCAATCAAACTAAAACTTAATAAATCAGCATCATTCTCTAAGTTTGTATTATGAATGTCATAGTACAACAAACTTTCATATGAACGTGTGCTTGGGTTAGGTAATAACCCTTTCTGTATTGAATCGTAATCGGTTTTTACCCATTCAGTTTCATTGAACGTGCTACTAGGTTGAACAATCTTTGTGCTAGTATAGTAACTGTTTTTGTACAATACAATCACACCTTTAGTGTATTTTATATTCTCTTGCCATTCTTGTATATTATCTTGATTTAAGATAAATCCTTGTGCATCAACTTGTCCGTTCCATTCAGCAGACTTAACACCTTTAACTAAAACACGTTCTTGACGTAAGCCTGTAACTAAATTGTAAATCACATCATTGAATAGTGTAACGTTATCAAATACAATGCAGTGCTCATAGTTGCTAATGTTAGCAGTCATGTAACTAAAAGTATCTGTATTTTGTAACACATTTAATTCAAACTCAGTACCGTTTCTAATCAAGCTCATATCTTTGACTTGGATTGGTATTAAGTTTTGATTCAACACATAGTTTTGTTGATGGAATGTTAAAGGTTGAACAATTCCACTTTCTTTATTAATTTTTAGATTAGTAGCTGCCGGATTTACATTAACTGTACTACCGGCTTCCCAACCACTTTGTGTCCAGTAGATTGCTTCAGCAACCATTTGTTCCCAGTTCTCAACAATACCGTTTTCGATATTGTTAAATATCATACCATCGTTCTCTAAATAACGACCGTAGTTAATTAAGAACTCAGACAACGCTTGTACACTATAAAACTCAGTGCCGTATGGTACTATTAGTGTTTTGTCGGTGTATTCTTTGCTAACATAAATTGTTACATCCGCTACAACATATTTGTCATAGTTGCCATTCATCTTAGGTACTAACGTTTTAAAGAACGCAGTATTCTGACTGTTACCGTATACTTTATAACCATTAATAGTCTTTTGTATAATAACTGAACTGTAAACTACTTTAGTGAACGGTTGATTGTTATATAACAATACTCCGTAACTCTCGTCAGGGATCAACAAGCTGTTGTTCTTACTATTTGGGCTACCTTTTTCAACATAGAACTTTAACATATCTTTGTCGCTGAAGCCCGCAACTCTATATGCTAAACGTACATCTAGGTTATTAACTAGGTCAGATACTTTATCATGTCCACTCATACCCAATTGTTGGATGTAGTCAACAATCCAGTTAACATAACTGTTTACTGCTGTACCATTACCGTATACAGGTAGATCATTTAGCGGGCTACGTAATCTAGCATTTTCTAAATACTGATTGAATTCTGCATTATATTCATAGCTGTCAACATCAATGCATAGCGCAAAGAATTTTGCTGGCTTCATTAAAGCAAACATTCGCATTAAGTCAAAGGGCCATGAGCTACTCTTTAAGTAACCATACTCTGCAGGACCAACGTCCCCTACTTTCCAATTCTTGTTAATTGAGTTAGTATCATACGCATTCACTACGCTGATAGCTGGACTTACTAAGTTACCACTACTATCTACTGGCAACACATCTAATAGTCCTGGACGTTTTCTGTTCTCAATTGTGTAAGATGCTCCGTTATTCCAAACGTAACCATCGGCTAGGTCGTTCCATAATACCAAGTTATCACTGGTGTATGGTGCGACACCGTAACGTGTTTCCCACCAGGTCGGCTTCTCAGAAAACCCTAACATCTCCCATGGAGTAGATTGCGGAGTAGCAGTATCATAGAACCATAAGTATATACCTCTCCAGTTGCCTTGTTTTAAAGGTGTGTAATCTGATTTGTTTATAGATTGACTGTAGTTGTAAGTATATTGATTTGTGATATCAAAGTATTGAGTTTTATAATCAATTCTGTTTTTACCTACCCAGTTCAAGAAACCATAACTATATATTTGCTGAAACTCCTCATATGTGTAGTCAGTGGTTCTAAATTCACCTGGCATAATATCAGGTAAAGTTAACGGTATAACATTACTAGTTTTAATGTTGTTGAAAATTCTCTTTTCAAATTCTAAGTATGCTCTATCTCTGTAGTCAGATAGATACCCATCAGTGTATTCACCGTACAATTTAGTTAAACTACCATCATGACCTTTAATAAAGTATGTAGGTGTAACATAAGTTGTATCATATATAACTTGTGGAGTGCTTACTGGATACAATCCCATCTTGGATGGAGTGTTTGGTACAAAACTTCCGTAAGTTTGCGAATACTCATCAATAGTTATTACGTCATTTGGTAATAAGTCAAAGTATACAATAACTTTAGGTGCGTCTGTACTAATATCATAGTCAACCCCTCTCAATAATTGAGTGGTATGCACTTCACCATTTGTAGTTCTAGTAACATATAGCAAAACGCTGTAGTAGTTGGCAGTTGCAAAATCATATATTCTAGTTAATGGGAACTCTGATTGCTTAATAAAGTTTACAAACGTGTATGAATTGCTAGCTGATTTGTTTCCATTAGGAACCATATCAGACCAGAAGAATGCACTAGAATTATCTTTTGTACCTGCAATTTGTGCCAATGCATCATCTAAAATATATGCATCGGAGTATGTTCTGTTGTATTCAGTTCTGTTGATTGTATCTGTTAGTAACGCTTTAAACTTAATATATTCATTATTGTTAAATGTCAATGCATTAAAAATACTAAAATCTTGATTGCGTAAGAATGCGGCAGCAGGAACTAAACTAGCACTACTCTGAGTGATTCTAGTACCATAAGGTACTAGATTACCTAAGTCACGGTAGTTGTTAGCTCCAAAAGGTGCACCTACTAAAGTAGTAATGTTGTTACAAATACTCTTATAATGACCTCTAATATCACCCAAGTTAGCATTTGACACAGGTGTATTGAACGGGTTGTTTTGTAAGTTAGTAGGAATTTCATAGTAACCAACTGAACTTGGTATATCACTATAAATTAATACTTGTACTGGTGCGCCTGGCAAAGGTGCAGTATTCAATGTAATGATTGTACTATTTTGACTATCGACTGTTCGAGTATATGCAGTTGGAGCTAGTCTTTCGTTATTAACATAGACTTGAGTTACTGGCCATGGTGTTGACTCAGGATCTTTATACGGAACATCACATACAAATTTTGGTATACCAGAATTATAAATTAATTCAAAAACTTGATACTGGAAACTTTCACCAACAGTTGTTTGCCATCCAAGTTGTCTAGCATATGTAGCAGTAGTAGGTATATATTTGTAAACATATCCTGTATCAACTGATAAAGATTGCGGTGTAGAACCCTCAACATATGTAAATGTTTGATTGTTCAATGTTACATTGAACGTAATGTCACCTATGTTTGTAAGTGAGCTATATTTTAATGGAAAACCTAATTGCGGATCATCAGAGCCAGTACCTAATGCATATTCAAATAGCGTACATCCTCTGAAGCTACTTCCTAAATAGTATTCTTGGTCACTAAAACTTATACCGCTAGAAGAAAATACATCAAACAACGGAGCTTGATTAACTCTTTCTTTAAATTGACCACTGATCCAGTCTGTTCCATTAAAGTGATATGTTTGACCAATATAATCACCTGCAGTTACTACTACTTGATCGTTTGCACTTACATCACCGTCGGCTGCAACAGTTAATGTAATTACAGGTGTAGCTGTTGGCGAACCTGTAATGTTAGAGTAAGTTACAAGGTATACTTTGTTTCTAACATTTATATCTTCTGCCGCAGTAAAGACAATCTTTACACCACCCGGTATTGCACTGGTTCCGCTATTTGGATAAAAGGTTGTTGCACCAGAACAAATAGGTGTTGAACCATCATAACCAAAAGGATCTGTAACTACTGAATCAACAAAATCAACTGATCCTTTACTAACTGACCCTTGATTATATAACTTTAAGTTAGGATAAAATTCTATAATAGGACGTTTAGCACGGAAGTTTGAATTATTCAACGCTTCAAGTACAACCGGTGCTTCATTACCTCTATATTGTGCTGTTGCACGTAATACATCAACGTGGAACCAACGATTACTTCTACTCCATGCATTCCTATCATAACTGTTTCTGCTAATAGTAATGTAGTCTTTAGCTAAAGGTACGTTGGATGCACTATCATATGCTTCTGTATCGTATGGGCTTACGCTATAAGGGTTGTAATATGCTTGTCCGGCTGGTTCAGGGACGATAAAGTTTGTCACAGGCAATAGTGTAATAGCAGTACCTACACCCTCAACATAGTATTCATTACCAAAATATGATTCTGGATATATGTTGCCCGCAAAAGTTACTTTTAATCCATTAGTAAATTGTACACCATTAGGACTAGTAAATGTTTTCTTACCTAAGATTTGTGTGTTAACATTAAGTTGATTGTTAGAAATAGCATCAATAATTTTAATAACACCAACACGGTCAACATTTGAACCATCTTGGTAATACAATGTATCTGCTAAAGCACTTAAGTACGGTACTATGTACATATTAGCTAAAGCATCAGTATATACTTCATTGAATGCAAACTCGTCACCATACAATACTTTGATTCTATCTAGTTGAACGATAGTAGCATGTTCGGTGACACGAATTACAGGATCATCTGGGTCCCCAACATAACTAATTCTATATATGTTTTTGTTTAAATCTGTATAGTATCCATCTTCATATGGTTTAACTACCGGATTATCTTCATCAAATGAAAATTCATCATAGAATTCCCCAATGTAACCTTGTGCAGTAGGACTATTACCGTAGAACACAATAGTTCTTCCGTCAAGCGATACAACACCATCAATATTGCCTAAATCTCTGACACGCATGCCATTAATTTCATCCCAAGATTTTGTGGTTAATAAATCAACAGATTGTGTGCTTGGATAAAACGCATAGCTTTGATCTGATTGAAATGGAACTTGGAATGTCATTACCCCTGAGCTTGTACCATTGTTAGTTAGACCATATATATTTCGTGTACCTATGTTGGTATGAACTGGGTCAGTACCTTTAAGACCAGGTGTACCTTGAATCCAAAATTGCGATGATTGATTAACAACAAATTGATATGTGCCACCGCGTAGTAAACTGATTGTTGGGTTATTGCCAGGTACAATTAAGTTATCTGCACTAAAGTTAATATAATTTCCATTAGGTACTACAGTGAATTCTGTTTGGCTATAAACGTCATTGGTAGAAACGGTAACTAATTCTGGACCCAATGGTAACCAGTAGTACTGATTGTAATTGATTAACTTATCTAAATCAGTAAAACTATCCCATGAATAGAATTGATTAGAGAATAGATTGTCATGCTGGTCGGTGATGCCACCTTCTAGTTTTAATGCATCAATTAATCCAGGATAAGTAAGTAAATCAACTGCTGTTGCAGTATTCTTTTTTAAGAAAACTACACTAGGTTCAAGTTGGTAGTCAGTTCTTACTTTAGTAGGTTCTACAACATACCCATCTTTTGCATTAATTCCATAACCAAACTTACTACCAATGTACCCTTGGACCTTCATCGTGTTAGGTTGACTAACAAGTTGATCCAGAGTCGCTGACAGAAACTGTTCGTTGGCTTTAGTTTTGAATATGTCTGGTAAGAAATTTATTGTTCTAACTCTTGAAACCATCTGTTATACTTTCTTTTATCTTGTAATTTGTAACTCTTTAGGCGTTAGTGCTGAAATCACTACAATATCGGTTGCTTGTGCCGCATTAACAAATATTTCATATGGTGCGGAGCGTATCTCATACAAATCACCAAATTGCATTTCAGGATCATTGGGTACAAGTACAATAGAATTAACTAAGTCCCCGACTTGACTATGTAGGTATGCACTTAACTCACTAAAATAAAAAGTATCACCAAAGTCCCAATTGTCTATACTAAAATAGGTGTTCATTGCTTCTAATACTCTGGATCTAATTTCACTATCACTTGCTGTTGTGGTTGAGGATCTAATAACTTTTATAGTAGCTTGCAATTGTTCTTCTGCTTTGTGTCCAAACAATGGCTTAAATCTTACACTATTTAACACCATACTATCGCTTATCATTTTGTATCCATCAAGCTTACCGTATAGTTGTTGCAACTCACTCATCGTGGGAATATCTGGCATTGGTACTGTGTTGGTTGTATCACGTAACCAATTTTGATATTGTGTATAATAACTTTGCGTAACAACATATAAGTCAATGATGTTACTTGTAGCAGGATCAACACGTGTTGTGTTGTTAGAAATATGCTTATATTGGAAAAATAATCCTTGTCTACCAGTAGAAACACTATACGCTAATTGTTGTACCAAATACAATATGTTTTCTACAATTGGATCTTCTGTATTTTTATAGAAAGTACCTTCTGAATATGCATAGAATAATTGTCCTACAGGATATTCATATTTTACAATCTCAATGGCTGCTACTGTTGGATAGCTGTAAACTACATCTACACTAGAAATCATTTGTGACCTAGATAATAATAATGTATCTAAGGTCTGCTCAAAGAATGTATAGTAGCGTGTGTTAGTTGTACCAGTTGTATAGCCTGTAATAGTTTTAAAGAAGTCAGGATCACGAATGATGCTACTATTATTACTGTCTGCACTTGATACTTCAATAGCAAAGTCATCTACATAACCGTCTGCTTCTACATTTTGCCCAACTACATCTAATGTTAGTTCTCTTGCTAATGCACTTGTGCTATCAGGTTGGTTGTTTGTGCGTAATATAACAATATTATCACGGAACAATTTACCACTATATGGATCGTATACTACTTTATTAGAGTCAAATACAAAACGAGTATCTCGAACACTACCAAAGAAATATGATAATGATCTAGTAGAAACAATATATCTGTTACTACCATCACTAGTAAACTTAATGAACCATCTTGGATCATCATACGTAATAACACTCCAACGTTCTTGTATTGAAGTCAACGAGTTATTGTATTTTAAACCAAAACTTTGATTTAAATTCATTCTGTTAATACATTCATTTATAACTGTTCTAGAAAGTACATTATCAAATACTGGTATGATTTCTACTATCAATGCGGTTGTTGGTACATTGCCAGTTAATGTTACAGGTCCGGCTCCGTTAATTAATAAACCTTCCCCTCCGTTATAACCGTCACCTACTACTGCTGAAACACTAGTCCAAAACGTAGTTGAATCAGATATACTAGGTATACCATATACTAAACGATTGTTAGCGTCAAAGTAGTATCCAGCTGGTGCTTGAAATTTTAAAAGTGCACCAGGAGTAACATAACGTAAGTTACCACTACTATATTGTCCTACCGGTACTGCTAATGTATTATAAAAATATCCAGTAACATTGGTGTTGTTATATCCAACTTGCTTCCACTTAATAGTACCATCACCACTAGTTGTATTGACAGGATATCTTGTGTAATGCTGACAGTAGTATTGTTGTGATCGGTGACCTGCAATATCTGCTCTAATATTTTCTGTTAAAAATGTGTAGATATCATTGTCATTATTAAAGGTGAATGCTACTGCATCTTGTGAAGTGTTTTCATATAGACCGCCGTCATCAGCAAAACTATTTAAACTAGAATATTTACCTGTAGGATCTAATAAATCAAAACTACGACTTACACCTACGCTACCTCTATTTAGAGCCTTACTCTTAATGATTGAGCTAAACAAAGTATATGGGAAGTTGTTATAATCTTCACCATTGACCATACGATTCTGTGTATAGTATCTTGTAGGTGCACGTTCTTTGATTTCAGTTAATGATTCACGTACTTGAGCATTTGTAACTGGTAAAGGTAACTCTAAGTTAAGCGTCAATGTCTCCACACGACCAACTCTACTTACATAATTAATGTTTACTATTATGCCTTGCATTTCAGCAGGGTCAATTGTATATTGACTTGCATTACCTGCACGAATGTATGCTCTAAAGTTTCCAACTGGGATTTCACTAAATACTCCGTCACCAAATGCATAAGATACTTGGTCATTAAATCTAGAAACTACAGAAAAAATCTTACGCAAACTGGTATTAGTTTGAAGATTGGCATTTGCATATACACTTTCTACTTCATCCCATTGTGAATAGGTGTTAGAAGCAGAATCATATTGATATAACCATGTATCAGTATTGTTAATACCTTGTATATCAATGTCAACTGTTTGATTAGAAATCTGTTGATCCAATGTAAAATCAAAAGGTTGTAATGTACCTTGTTTGAAGTACATGAAAAACCCTGTATTTGGACTACCGTAACCCAATTTATCATTACGATATAAGATATTGAAGATGCCAGTAGGGCCAGGTGGAATTTCATATAGATAATCTTGGTCTATACTAGATACACTCACTCCCTCAAAGTCCATAGTTGACCCATCGACTGTTGCGCTAAATGGTACGACCGGAGATTTGCCAGGTGGGATACTTATTGAGTATTCGTCAGTCTTAACACCCAACAACGTCTGAGTATTACCCGGACGTCCAATACGTTGACTGTTTACTAAACTAGCATTAATGATAGTGTTATATTGTTCTTGCCAGTTTACATTACTAGGATCATTCCATAGAACATTAATGTTATTTAGGCTTAGCCCATTAATGTCATTAATATTTTCTGTAGTAGAAATACTAGTTACTTTTAAATAACCTTGACCATTTAGATTACGTTTTGGATTGTAGCCAATTAAATTTGCTAGTTTGACAACTGAATCCCTACGTTCTGCGGTATCAATAAAATTTTCACGGGTATTTAAGTCATTACGGAAAGCAAGTGCTTGGCCCATAAAAGCCATTACGTCCATCAATGCAATATATTCGCTTGATTCTACGTAATCGTTGAACGTTTCAGGGTAGTATAATCGTAGATAGTCTACAAAACTTTTACGTATGGTTTCGTAGTCATAGCTTTGAAAATCAGCCTGACGGAATGTTTTATAAATGGTTTTCCAATCATTGGTACCAAATATCGAAGATTGTCTTGAGCTTGTTGCCATATACTGTTTCTCTTTTATGTATTTATCACAAAGAAAAAACCGTATTTTTAGACTAATGACGCCGAGTTAGATTGCTGGTCAAAGAAAATCTGTAGCTGTCCGGCGTTATTAAAGGGGCTTACGGCTACTTCAACTTCAATCAATATGCCGTTTTCTTGCGGGTACGATATTACTGAATTAAGAATCAATCTAGGGTCTTGTGTTGCTACCCTACGTATCTCATTTTCTAACTGGAACTGCATGTCAGGAGTGTTGGGTTCAAATACAAATGTCCAGATAGTTGTACCGTAACTAGGCTTACCCGGCTTTGTACCTTGTGGGATATTTAAAGCATTTATAAAATCTTGTAGGATAAGTTGCTCATCTATTAATCTAAACTTCTTACCAATTTGAATAGGTTGTGTCAAACTGCCCGAACCACCATCGACACCAACAGTAATACTCTCGTTTCTAGGTAAATTGAAACGTTGTGTGCTGAATCCTATATATACTGCCATATTTTATCCTATATAGTATTTAGTTTAGTTTTTTCATCAAATCCAAGACCTGAGTCTGAACCGCAGTTATCTGTTTGATAATTGTTTTGTAATTATCGTATGCAGTTACTGTTTCTGTTGCATCAGGGCCGTACGTAGTTTTAGCGTAATCATACTCGTTTTTAAGTCTAGTTTTTCTTGTTTGATACTTAGTTTCTTCAGTTGAAAGAGTCAATATCGTAGCTTCAATGATAGCTCTTGACAATGCTGGTTCATTTGTTGTGTTAATAGTTACTATATTATTTGTGTTATTAGAATCTACTAATTGTTGAGCAGAAGGTTTTGCGTCAGGATCAATCAACTGTTCAGTCTGTATCTTAAGAGCCAAATCACTAGCACTAGTTGTATTAACTCCAACTGTTGGTAATTGAATGGTAATAGAAGATCCATTTGTTAACGCACTTACTGCGCTATACAATCTAACGATTTGTTCATGCGTTAATCCATTCAATGCTAATTTTTCTAAATTAGTCTGTCCGGCTGCTAATCGTATACGAATGAGATCAGTATTTATTGTAGTGGGTAATCCTGCCGCGTTGTCGGCCAAAGCTTGCAATTCTTTAGATTTAGTTATACTTGCTAGTAATACAGAAATGTCTACTAAGTTACTAGTAGCAGAGAGTCCACCCGGTATACCTGCTAACGTTACTTGATCGGCTGTCGGTGATTTCGGTAATGTGTTTTGTTTACCTAAATTAATAGGAACACCTGCTTTAAAAGGTTTATATGCATCAGTGACTGTACCAAATGTACCAGCTACTGCACCTTTTGCTGAACCATTAGTTGATAACGTGGGATTAATACCACTAGTAGTTTGATCTGCCATTCTGGCAGCGTAATTACCACTGGCAACTAAATCGTTAATTGGTCCAATAGTACTATTAGTATCAGCAGGAGTTGCTGTCCCTTTACCCGAACTAGTGTTAACAAATCCTGATACTGCTGTCACACCTAATGCGGCAGCAGCCATAATCAAGCCAGCGGTTTGTGTTAAACTTTCTGCACCACTAATTATTCCTGCACCAATCAATGATGCTGATGCGTCACCTAACAACGATGATTGAATACTTGACTGCAATGAAGTGTTGTTTAAATAAGACGAGAAGTCGGTTGCCCCGTTTCCTGTCCATAATGTTGCTGGCATAGCTTCTGAAAAAGACTTGCCTTGATCTATTAATTTGTTTGCTACTACACTTGCACCTGGTTTAAGTATACCTGCTTTTTCTAAATTATCAGGTGTCTGATTAAAACTTCCCATAGCATTGGCACCCGGATCAGGTGTATTAGCGGCATTTACTGCTGTTTGACTGACCAATGCACTAGTAGTATTTGGATCTTCTCCGCCAACAGAACCTGCAGGTACTGTGCTTGCAAGAGCTGGGTTAGTAGGACTCTGTGGACTATCAGGAGCTGCATTATTTGCGGCTGCTGTTGACGGGCTTGGGTCTTCTGGTAAGTTTTTATCAGAACTAAAATCTACTTTCACATCTACACCCTTGTTTGCGCCAGTCCATGGACTATGTGCGGGTACACGTGAGTTGATACTTTCTAATTTATTTGGTGCAGGGGTAAATCCTTTTTTCTTATCGTACAACGTGTCGTCATGTTTTTTAACAGCGATTGCTTCAACTTTGTCAGGAACTAGTGCCGCTGATCCTGTATTCAAATTAATTTTTTTACCATTGACATATGCGATAGCATCACTTGCAACACTAGCTTCACCTTTGCTTTTCAAACTCATTGCACCGTCAACTTTTACTGTATACTTACCTACAACATATTGATTATAGTCTTTACCCGCTCTTAGTAATGTATTTTTTGTACTTTCTAAGTTAATCTGTTCTGCTTTTAAGTTGAAATTTCTTTTAGCAAACATATTAATATCTCGTTCAGCGTGAAGATTAATATCACCGTGTGTTCTTATATTAGTGCTATTTGTATTGTAGATATCAATAGTACCTTCTTTGCCCATCTCAATCCAACTCTTACCATTAGCATGAATTAAAAAGATAGTCTCAGCTTTGTCGTGCATTAGTATTTGATGTCCGGTACCAGAGCGTAATCTAATTAGTTGTTCTTTACCGGTTAAGTCTCCGTCATCTAGTACGAGACTATGACCACCTTTCCGTCCTACAATTTTAAAATTCTCTGCAGGTGTACCCTCATTCTTAACAGCATCTTCAATATTCTCATCAGTATAGCCACCTTTATAATAAGGTCTTCCGGGTGATGATAGTCCAATTACGCCACTAGGTGTTTCTCTTGCCGCAGTGCTATTAATAGTTCCTCGTTCTGGATCTCTAATCAATCCTTGTATGTTTAGCATGGCTGCTTGATAACTATGAATAGTCCTAGACTGGTCTACAAACATTTCATTGTTATCTTTTTTAGAATTTACATCATTAATTTCAGTAACAGGCAAACGTGTTGCACCACCATATGATTCTGATTCTTTGCTATTTGCTACAATCTTTTCGCTTGAACCAATTGCCGGTAACATATGTGTTAGGCCTGATCCTGGTATAGCACCTATGTAATAGCCAAAGTTGATATCACCATTTGCAAATATACATAGTACTTGCGTGTTGATGTCGGGCGGTGTGGCCCAAAACCCATAAGAATGTGAATTTGTTTTATATTTACCTTCATCATCAGGGCTGGATGTGTTTTGTGTACTACCACCAAAGGGACTCAAGTATCTTACGGGAACCCATCCAACTGGATTCTCTTGGTTATACCCGTTTAACCTAGCAATGTATACTTCAATTTTACCGGTATGTGTTGGATCAATATTATTTTTAACAATACCTATAACCGGTCTTGATAATAATACGGCACCACCGCGTTCGTCTGTGTAGCTTTGTGTAGTCCCTCGAAGTTTAAATATATTATCAGTCATGTTTATCTACCGCCTCTATGTTTAATTAAATTATCTGACATAGTTTACCTTATTTCTTTTTGTACGTTGATGGATCAAAAATTCTAAAACTTGTTGGTATAAATCCTTCATTACTTTCCTGTTTTATTTTTGAACCTTTAGGAACCTTTTGATAGGTTGCGGCAACAGCAGTTCTTCTTTCAGATTCTTCAACCGACTGTGTTGCATTGGCTCTAGCCTTTAATCTTTGTTCTTCATTTCTATCATAACTACCATCATCATCTTGTACTTGTCGTCCTTGTGGTGTAGGTGCTTGTACACTAGCAGACACAGGATTAGTTAATGATTTTTTAGCTGGAGGTGCTGTTCCTGACGATTTGCTAGACGAGGTATCTAGGTTTCCTGCATCCGCAACTTTGGGTGTAAATTTTTCACTATCTGTCTCATCTGCAAGTTTGCCTACGTTTTCTGTTGGTACTCTTGATTCAGGAATGTTTGGACCTTCAGTATTTTCTACTGATGCCGATTGACTTTCTGCACCTTCTCTTTCTCCCCCACCACCTGTTTGTGGTCCTTTAAAGGGAGGTACTATGGTTTTTAACTCTTGTGTGAACAAACCTTTATTAAAATTACTAGTAACTTGAATAACTTGGTAAGCCATACCTTCAACTTCACTCATACTATCAGGATAGTCCCAAAATTTTATGTCATCATTTATTTCTAATAGACCATCTGATGTGTTGTAATCAACACCTTCTTTGAAATCTACTTCAATGAATACTTGTCCACTATTAGGGTTGATACTATAATCATTCCCGTAACGCTTTTTAGTTATTATATCTACTGCTCCACCAGTTGCAGTCATAAGATAATCAGGATCACCTAATATCTTTATTCTAGCTTTCAATTGGTCACCCGGGCTATACAAGAATGTTTTGACACTATTGATAATCTCAAACCATCCCGGTAACTTAGATGTTGGGTTTGCGTTTTGTCCAGGTTGATTAACAATTGGTGCAGTATTATTTACACTGTTATTGGGTGTAGCTACATCAGATGATAGAGCGGCTGCGGTAAAATACAACATATTATAATCCTGATCATAACTAATAATTTCTGTGTTTTGACCAGTTAACCAATACTTGTAACGCTTATGTGGTCCGGGATAAGGTGATAGTTCTTTAATATACAAAGACCTTACATACGGTATTTCATATTCTTGTATGACATATTTTATAGTATATTGATAATCATTTCGTTTATTATCCCACTCACCCGGTTTTATATGAGGAGTAATATTATACCATTTCAATTTCTTAGGTTCTTTTTTATCTACCTTTACATTGCCACCATTTGGTGCTATAACCTCTTCACGTGGATGTTCAGTTACAGCATCTTCAATATACTTACTTTGTGATATAATCTGATCTATTGCCGCTATAATAGATGTACCGGAGTTAAAAGTTATAGTTCTGATATTTTTATCTATCTTTTTAGAATTTTGCGTGGCTGCCGCGCTAACGTTACTACCAGTAGAATCTTTTACTGGTGTCATGGGTGAATTCTCTTTTAAATACCATTCACCTACTAACTCACTTTCACCAATTTCTTCCTGTGCAAATTCAACTTCATATACATCCATCAACTCTATCTTATCGCTGTCTTTCAGATCCTGTTGTATTTTATTCAATTGTTGCATCAACCCTTGAATTTTGCCCGGTTGCCCACTATCATTTTCTGCACCTTGAATAGCATTGATAACAGTGTCTGCTTTAATTGTAAGAGTTTGCGGTATTGTACTATGTATCATACTCTTACCAATCTGTTCATTAGTTAGTGTAGCTTCAATATTATATGTCACTACTTTATTATCTAACTTGAAATTAAACTTAGTAAGCATGACCGGGAATGTACGTTTATATACACCTTCAACATCAGTTATTAGCTTACCGTCACCGTCATACCCATAGAACTTAATCTCTAACATATAATGCTGTCGTAACGCTGTAATAACATCTTTGCTGTTAGGATTATTTGCTTGAAACTCTAATGCAGCTTTTACTAATTGCGTAGGGAAGCTAAATCCATATGGTTCAAATATTTGAAAATTAAACTTATAACTGTTGCTGGGGATGGATGTAGATTGTGTTGCAGTTAATGTTTGTATTGTTAAATTGTCAATGTACAAATCGAGCGGGATCCCGGTTACACGGTTTTGTATATTTTCGTTTACGCCACCGCTTTGTGCTATAATTTTAAACTTACTACTAGCACTTTCATCACCCATTACATAACTTGAATAGCTTTTAGCATCCATGATATACATAGTGATTCTATATGTATAATTAGAAAATTTGCTAAGTGGGTTATCCATTCTACCATCACTAGCGCCGACTGCTGCCGATCCTGTGTTCTCTCCTGAACCAGCTTTACCGCTTATTGTACTACCTGCTGATCCTTCTGTATCATCTGCCATCTTATATTCCTAATGTTGATTTTAATGTGCCAATTTGGGGCAAGTAAATGCTAGTTCCAACAGTAAAGTCAAATAGAGGATCTTTTAATTTGTTTGGATTTCTCTGTGAGAATACCCACCACAATCTACTATCATTGTATAAGTCAAATGCTAATAAGTCCGGGCGTAGATTGTATGTTTGTGTAATAGTCCAATAAGTGTCTGTTGCTAATTTAGGTACAGGAGTATCTACCATTATGTCTAGGTACTCGTTATTAACTGTTCTAGTTAAGTAGTATGGACTAGTTTGCGGATATGATGCCATTACCAAATACCTTTCTTAGCAAGTAAAGTTCCTTTTGCATATTCTTCTACACTGAAGTTTTTAGCAATATCATTCCGTGATACTACAGGAACACATGTAATACTCAATTGAATTTTAGTAGGTATATATGTAGCTTCACTATTAGATAATGCAGTAAACTTAGGTGCTGTAGATACACCACCTTTATTTAAACCTGACCCGCGTAATCTACTTAACACCGAATCTAGGAAGCCAGATTTTTTGATTTTATTTTGATACGACTGTACATTTTGTCCAGCATATTGAACAGTGCTACCTGCTCTGATGTAATCTACATCATTTGGTAAACTATAATTAAAACTAGTAACTAACAATGGATGGTTATTAAATTGATACTGACCTAAACCAGTTATATAACATAATGGCGGAGGAGTTCCTGCATTTGGATTATCATCTAACCCATAAAACATCTTAGTAACTGATTTGAAAAAGTGTATAACGGCTAAGACATATGACGCTTCGCCTGTATCTTGTGCAGTGAAATCTGCGGTAATCTGTATATCATCAACTGCACTATTTTTATAAAAGAATAATCTATAGTTACTATGAGTCAAATCTGTAGGATCATAATTAGCTCTATATGCTACACTGATTTGCGGTGTGTATGGAAAGATTACCCCATTTGTAGCAGACAACGGAGCTAATATATCACCATCTGATGCAACATTGTACAGATAGTTTGCACCAGGGGCTAGACTTAAACGTACTCGCCAATCCGGTTGCTGGTTATAACCTTGTTGGCTTTGCTTGACACCCTGTGTTTGGGCATTCGCAGTAGCCCCTGGAACGTTGTATTCTGCCATATTTATACCTTTACTAAATATATTTATCGTAGCAAAAATTCCCCTTTTTTACCAATCTCGGTTGCAATCCAGTAACTATTTGTGTTACAATTGCTTATCATAACAACGGAGTCATATGAGCTTACCTAGCAAAAAACCAGTAAATTATCTTAATAACAAAGATATTCTTAAAGAAATCCACTCAAGCAAAAATTCATATTGCACATTCTTAGATCCAGAAAACGATCACAAATACGACTTTATAGTAGATATACCACAAAGTACGATTGAAGAAAGCTTAGAATTTGCATTCAAACCAGAATCAATTCAACTAGCAAAAGAAACTAGGGCTACCCGTCTTAGCTTAGAAGCGGGGGCAAAAGATTCAGTTAATCCGGAATCTATCCCAACGACTGATTTAGTATTTCGTGTAATGACGTGGGATCACGTTCCTGTTGCACCAAAACAACCTCGCAAAACAATTAAAAAGAAAACAGCAAAAGATATTTTTGAGTTTGAAGAACCGGATTTGGATGAGATTTTTGCTGACTTAGAAGATACTACAACTAAAGCAGAAGTAGATGATATGGTTCATGTCAAAGTTAACTTTCCACCATTTCAACATTTTAGATTAGATAGTAACAATACATTTAACTGTATCGGGAAAAGTCATTGGCGAGGAGATTTGACTACCGGTGAATTCAATAAGGATCACGGTACTATCACTAACAAACTTGCCCGTATGTATATTATGATGTGCGAAAAATATGCAATGAAGTTCAATTGGCGTGGGTATACATACAATGACGAAATGCGTAATTCGGCAATACTACAACTAACATATGTTGGGTTACGTTTCAATGAAGCAAAATCAGCAAACCCTTTTGCTTACTATACGGCTGCTATAACTAATAGTTTTTGCAGGGTATTGAATACGGAAAAACGTAATCAGAACATACGTGATGACATTTTAGAAATTAATGGTCTTAACCCAAGTTGGTCACGCCAAGCTAGTTCTAGCACTAGCTACGAAGAATAATTAGTAATTTAACCAATGACGTTGCAAACCAACGTCATTAATATTATAATACACAGATGAGTAACCTTTTCAAAAAAGCGGCAGTATTTACCGATATCCACTTCGGTCTTAAGAGTAACAGTTTACAACACAACCAAGATTGTGAAAACTTTGTAGATTGGTTCATCACCAAAGCAAAAGCAGAGGGATGTGAAACTTGTTTCTTCTTAGGTGATTATAATCATCATCGTGCCAGCATCAACATACATACATTACAATTTGGCTTACGGGCCTTGGAGAAACTAAATGATAACTTTGATACTGTATATTTTATACCAGGCAATCACGATCTTTATTATCGTGACCGCAGGGACATTCATAGTGTTGAGTGGGGTAAGCATTTACCAAAAGTTAAAATCGTCAACGATTTCTTCCAGCAAGGAGATGTAGTTATTGCTCCCTGGCTTGTACAAGATGATTACAAGAAATTACAAAAGATGGGTGGCAAATATATGTTTGGTCATTTAGAGTTACCACGATTCTTTATGAACGCTATGGTAGAGATGCCCGATCACGGTGAGATTAATGAAGACCATATGAAGGGCTTTGAGAAAGTATTCAGTGGACATTTTCATAAACGACAAGCACGTAAAAACATTTGGTACATCGGTAATGCCTTCCCACATAACTATGCTGACGCAGGTGATGATGCACGTGGTATGATGATACTAGAATGGGGTGAGGAGCCAGTATTTCATAGTTGGCCGCGTCAACCGATCTTCCGTGTATATAAACTTAGTGATGTACTAGAAAACCCTGAGGGGTTGCTATTGATTGACAGTCATGTTAGAGTACATCTTGACATTGATATTAGCTATGAAGAAGCTAATTTTATCAGAGAAGCACTAATTCCGGAACATAAATTGAGAGAACTAGCACTTATACCAATGAAGGGTGATGCAATTGAACAAGGTCAGAATGGTGACGGACTTAAGTTTGAAAGTGTTGACCAAATCGTCATTGACCAAATCAATAGCATTGAATCTAATACATTCGACAAGAAAATTTTACTAGACATTTATAACAACCTGTAATGATTACAATTAAGAACATAACTTTACGCAACTTTCTATCTATCGGACAAGTAACACAAGCAGTAGACTTTGACAGAAAAGACTTAACACTTATTCTGGGTGAGAATTTAGACCTAGGTGGTGATGGTGCTCGTAATGGTACGGGGAAGACAACTCTTATTCAGGGTCTTAGCTACGCATTGTTTGGTGTACCCATTAATGACATTCGTAAAGATAACTTAGTCAATCGTACAAACGGTAAGGCTATGCTAGTTACACTAGAGTTCAACGTTAATGGTACAGACTATAAGATTGAGCGTGGGCGTAAGCCAAACATTCTTAAATTCTATGTAAACAACGTACAAGAAAAAGCATCAGAAGATCAACAGGGTGAGAACAAAGAAACACAAGCGGCAATTGAACGTGTGTTGAATATGAGTCCTGAGATGTTTAGACACATTGTTGTGTTAAACACATACAGCTTACCTTTCTTAGCATTAAAGAATAACGAACAAAAAGATATCATTGAGCAGTTGTTGGGTATCACATTGCTTAGTGAGAAGGCTGAAGTCATTAAAGACTTGATTCGTCAAAGCAAAGATAATATACAAGAAGAAGAATACAAAGTTAAAGGCATTGAAGAAGCTAACAAACGAGTTAAGGAACAGATTGATGCACTAAGACGCAGACAAACTATCTGGACTAAGAAACATGATGATGACTTAGCTCAACTAGCACTACAATATGATGACCTTTCTAAGATTGATATTGGAGCTGAACTACAAGCACATAAAGATTTGAATGTATGGACTAAGCAAAAAGAAGCACAGGATACATACAATGCGTTAGTTGCACGTTCTACTGCATGGCTACAAAAACATGACACAGATATTTCAATAGCACATAAGGCATACTTACTTAAAAATGCGTATGATATTGATGCTGAACTATTGGCTTGGGCTACTCTAAAAGAGTGGCTAAAGGATGAGGCTGAGCAAAAGACTATTTCTACAGCAATTGATACCCAAACCAAAAGTATAGCAAAAGAAAAAAAATTAATTGAGAAATTGGTTCGGGAAGTTAAAGAGTTAGAGGATCACAAGTGTTATGCCTGTGGTCAAGACTTCCATGACGACAAGCATGAGCACGTAACGCAAGAAAAGATTACGTTACTTGAAAGCACAAAGGCTGATTTAGCTATGCTTGAGGATCACTTAGAGGCAAATCAGTTAGCCGTAAGAAATATTGGTAATAAACCAACTACATACTATAAGACAGAAGCTGAGGCAATCCGTCATAGCAGTGATGTATCTAATTTGAAGACTATCTGGGAAAACAAAAGAGCAGAAGCTAATCCTTTTGCTGACCAATTAAGTGAGTTAAGTCCTATAACATTAGGTCCTCAGCCATCTACTCATTATGATACAGAAGCTGAAGCAGTAAAACATTCTAGTCAAATTGCCAATATTTTATCAACGATTGACAACAAGACGCAAGAAACTGATCCATACGCAGAACAACTAGTTGAAATGGAAACGCAAGCATTACAAGAGATTAACTTTGATAGAATTAATACACTAACAAAGACTATGGAACATCAGAAGTTCTTGTTAGATATATTGACTAGCAAAGACAGTTTTGTTCGTAAGAAGATTATTGATCAGAACTTGAGTTATTTGAATGGTAGATTAACACATTACTTAGATAAGATCGGATTACCGCATTTAGTAGTGTTTAAGAACGATTTACAAGTTGAGATTACAGAATTAGGTCGTGAGTTAGACTTTGACAATCTAAGTCGAGGTGAACGCAATCGATTGATTCTTGGTTTGAGTTTTGCATTCCGTGATGTTTGGGAAAACTTATATGCCCCGATCAATACATTGTTTATTGATGAATTGATTGATTCAGGGCTTGATACGATGGGTGTTGAGAACAGTTTAGCTATTCTCAAAGATATGAGTCGTAGGCGTCAAAAGAGTATTTGGTTAGTTTCTCATAGAGAAGAATTAGCCGGACGTGTACCTAGTGTGTTAAAAGTAATCAAAGAGAACGGTTTTACAACTTACTCTAATAGCGTTGATATAGAATAATTTTTAATATGCCAAATATATTCATAAGTAGTAGTATGTCAAGTCCACAAAAAGCAAAAGGTTCCGGTTTTGAGCGAGAAATCGCTAAATATCTATCAGAGTTGTACGGTGAATCATTCATTCGTGCACCTGGATCTGGCGCTTATGTGGGCGGCAAGAATCAAGCAAGAACTCAATTTCTACATGAAGGTCAAATTCGTTCATTCAAAGGCGACATTGTGCCAGGAGAGAGTTTCAGCAAAATGAATGCAGAGTGTAAGTTCTATCAGGACTTCCCGTTTCACTTATTACTAAGTGGTGAATGCAAACAACTTGATTCATGGCTAGAGCAACTTATGGATGTAGCTGACGATGGCGACATGAATATCTTATTCATGAAGTTTAACCGCAAGGGTCGTTATGTTGCCATACAACCTAAATTAACATGGAAGATTGATACGTTTCTTTTCTATGCTAATCAGAAGTATGGTGATTGGATCATCACAGAGTTCGATAGCTTTTTCACAAACAATGCAGAATTAGTAAAATTATATTCAGGCACAACATCAGACACCACGTCAAATAATACAATCACTTTAGAAACTACTTAATAAAATAAAAATTAGTTGGCTCAGTTGTGAGTCCTCCTTGAGACTGTACAGATTGTGCTGTGCCGTTAGATTCTGGAGTATGCTTATCAGTAATGATAAGGAACACCGAGAAGGCTCTCGTCAAAGCGAACCTTCAATGAGTCTATATCCAACTCTATCTTGCGGGTATAGAACATGCGTTGTCGAAGGATCAATTGAAAGACATTGATTGCTTCACTACAGTCCCATAAACTTTACAGGACAACCGGTGGCGCACAATAGCACAAAGACGCTAATTGTACGGGGAACAGATGGCAACGGATGACGGGCATGGCAAATGTTTTTAACCATTGGTAGGGCTTAAATAGCTCTACCATGGCTTCAAAGCGGCAATGTATCCCCCATTGATATGTTAGCATAGATTAAACAAATCTTTTAAAAAATTACCGAACGTAATACTGAGCGAAGCGAAGTATAAGTGAAGGTAGATGAGCGAAGCTCATCTTTAAGAAAGAAAATAATTAACAGTAACTTAGGATAAATGACATACCATAGGATTAGAAGAATGGTAAATTAGTATTCTTCGTAGTTTCTAAGTTTTCTTCAATGATCTTAGATATGGCTTCTCTTTCTCCAACACTTAGGTTCAATATATCTGTATAGCTAATGCCTCCGCGCATAAACCAAGCTAGCTTTAATGACCCATGCTTAATGTTGTTGATGTCCTTTTCCATATCATCTAAAAGCTTCTGAATTTCCTCGGACTTAAGGAAAAGAAGCTTTATTCGAAAAAATCTGTCATGTTTATCGTGAATGGTTGCTCATACTCATTTTGACAGTGGACGCATTTAAATTGTAATGGTTTAGTCTCACTGGATCTGCGTAACTCTAAGTTTCTGCCTTTGATTCTATCAAAAATCTTAGCATCACAATTCTTCAAGTAATCCATTATATATTCACGTTCTTGTACTTGAACTTCAGGTGTCTTTATATAATCAATGGTATAGCTCATAACATCAATAGCCATTTCATTCATTGAAATTAGTGCTTGTGATGTTTTATGATTACGTTCTATTTGATCTTCCATTCTAGACACATCCATCATTAACTTTTGTGCTTGAAACTGTGCTTCATTTGCTTTATTCAATTGGTCGTAAGTTAGCGGTTTAAACTTGATTTCTAATTCACCTATACTTAATGGTAAATGATAATCCGGAGTTTCAAACCCAGCAAGAATTCTACCTAAGTCTACATCATATTTTGCTGCCTCATCGCATTTTGGACAAGCGGTATCGGTTTCCATTTGATTACCTGAGGTTGCAATTTTGATAGCAACAAGCAATGGATCCAAATCAATGTTATTGACTGCCCATGGATTTTTGATGTTTGGTGCACAGCTTTTTATAATCTCTGTAACAGCACTTCCGTTGTATAATGCATCCGGTGTTCTGCAAGTAATTTCATCGATAGCAGTCATTGGGTAAATTGGTAATTCACCGTTATCAGGCATATCTATTGCTCCTGCAGGATAACCTATTCCCCCGCTAGGTAGTTTTAAATAAAGTGCTGGTCTACGAAAGTATTGACGTAGTGGATTGTTGTCTAACATGTATTCTCCTAAATAATTGGATATTTTCCCGAAGCTAAATATATAGAGTATTTATAGGAAGCAATAATGGCTGATATTAATCCTGAACAACGGGAAGCAATGGAGAGATTCTATGAGGCACTGCAAGGTGCAACCAGATCTATGGGCCCGTTGGAACAAGAGGAACGTGTATTAGCTGAGACTACTAAGAAAACAAGTGAGCGTTTTGAAACATTAGGTAGAAATTTAAACCAATTTGGTCGTGATTTTGGTAGTACAATGACCAGTGCCAGTGAGGGCACTGCAAAGTATAGTCAAGCAACACGTTCTGCCGCACAAGCAGCCGGTGATCTATTTGGTAGTTTTGGAATACTAGGTAAAATAGTAGGAGGCGTCATTAAGTTGTTTGGTGGTGTCATTGCATCCTCACTAGAACAAAACGAAAAATTAATAAAAAGTTATCAAAACTTAAGTGATTTTGGCGCCATTGATAGTTCAGGTGTAGAAGGTCTACAGAAAGACCTAAATCAAAGTATGAAACTGCTTATTGAACAAGCAGGTATATACGAAGGAGCCCTTAAAAAACTACAACCAGAATTATCAGCCTTAGGTGGTAGTGCGTCTCTGGGTAGAAAAAAATTCACTGAGGTGATGAGTAATATCATTGGTACTCAATTAGAGTCTGATTTAAGAATGTTTGGCATGACGCAAGAAGATATTGCTAACCACGCCGCTCAGGATCTAGCACGACAAGCTAGACTAGGTAATAGTCAAAACAAAAATACACAACAGCTTACTGAGGGTACTGGAAAGTACCTGAAAGAATTACAAGAACTTACTATGCTAACTGGTCTGAATAGAGAAGACCTACAACGTATGCGAGATGCTCAAATGGCTGAAGTTAGATTTAACGATTTTGTAGAAAATGTTCGTAAAAAAGATGCTAAGGCTGCAGAAAACTTCTTAAACACATCAATAATGCTTGAGAAGTATTTTGGCAGAGATTTTGCTACTCAATACAGAGAAACAACTGCTAACTTTAGTGGTGTGGTAGGGGAAGCAAGTACAAAAATTCATATAGCGACCGGCGGCCAGATAAAAACTATTAATGACCAAATATTAGCAGGCGCAGATTATGTTACTGCAACTAAGGCTATTGGTCACGCAGTAGACCGTACCTATAGGGGATTTGGTGCTGCAGTAACAATATCTAGGGAGTTAGCAGAAAGCTTAGGTTTAGCCGATCAGGCAGTAATGGGTTCTCGTCAAGTAATTAACTTGTCTGATAAAGAAGCAAGAGATCAACTGATGAAAGATATTCAGAATAATAAAGGTAAAATGGCTGAAGAAGTTAAACGTGCATTGACTGAACGTGACACTAAATTGATGTTAGATAATTTGGTTGCTGCTATAGGTACCAAAGTAATTCCTTTATTTACTAAACTGGCAGAA